AAGCAATCAAAAAAGAAGAAATCAAGGGGACGAAGATTTTGAATGAAATTACTTCAAGTAACCTTGTAAAATCAGAATACGATACTGAAACAAAAAAAATGGTCGTAGAATTTAAGAACGGATTAAAATATGAATATGATGAGGTTCCTCATCAAGTTTATACTCAGTTTAGAATGTCCGAATCACAAGGAAAATTCTTCAGTACTAACATCACAAAAACTTTTAAATACAAAAAACTGTAATAAATAGGATTACTCAAATATTTATACTTGATGAGTAATTTAAAGAGCATTTTACAGAGTTTCCAATTAAAAGATGAATTAAATCCTAAAATTTGGGATAAGTCAGGGAATGATGAATATTCAATGAGACCTAAAGTCAGGACTCATCTACTTGAGGTTGCTTATGATTTTATTGACTCTTTAGGAGTTGATGTCGTAGTAAGTGATATCATAATGACAGGTTCATTAGCCAATTACAATTGGTCAAATTATTCTGATGTTGACATTCATATTATTGCTGATTACGGTCAATTCCCTAAAAATACTCAAGAATTATACGATGAACTTTTTCGTTTAAGAAAGACCGTTTATGGTCTTAAACGTAAAATTACAATTTTTGGTTATGATGTAGAACTTTACGTTGAGGATGATTCGATTAAAAGAGATGTTGAAAGTGCGGGTAGATATTCCATACTAATGGATGAGTGGGTTATAAAACCACCAAAAGAATCTGTAGATATTAATGTAGGGGAAATTCAAGAGAAAGCCAAAAAATGGATGTCAATTATTGACGGAGTTGAGGAAAATATCCAAGATGAGGATATTGAAACCGCTAAAAAACTAATAGAAAAATACGTTACTAAAATTAGAAAGTTTAGAGAATGTGGTTTAGAAAAAGGTGGTGAATATTCAGATGAAAATCTTGTATTTAAGATACTAAGAAGAAATGGATATTTAGAAAAAATCCGTGAGATGAAAGATAAGTTAGTTGATAAAAAACTTTCATTAAAAGAATCAACAACAAATATCGGTGGAACATTTAAAACTGATTTAGAAAACGGTCCTAAAAATCATGGAAGTAGAGCTCTTGGTAATTGGGAATCAGATAATGCTTGGGATATATTTTCACCGCCAGGAACTGTTGTTAATTCCTACACAGATGGTACGGTAAAGAAAGTTAGAGATACAGGTAAAAATTCAGGTAAAATATTTGGGACACAAGTATCAATAAAAGGGAATGGAGAATTTCCTGATATATTTTACACCCATCTAAAAAATGTAAAATTACAAAAAGGTGATACTGTTAAAGTTGGTGACTATATTGGTGAAATATCTGAATGGGTTGGTCACGAGACTATGACTCACGTACACATTGGGTTACCAAGAGGACACCACTTAAAAGAATTATTAGTTAATTCTAGTAAAATCTTTACAGGTTCTAGAGATGAAACTCAATCACCTGAAACAGACTCAACGTTTGTTAATAATTTAGAAACAATATCATCATCAGGGAAAGAATACAAAAACTTAAAAGGACCTGGTAAAAAAATTCCTTACGACTCTGATGTTGAGAAGATACAGACCACCTTACAATTATTAGGTTACTCATTACCTAAATGGGGGGTTGATGGACTATTCGGTCCTGAAACAGAATCCGCAGTATTAAAATTTGAGGAGGAAAATAATATCACACCTGATGGTATCCTGAATAGTGACGATTTAACTAAAATGAATGAATTGTTATTATCTAAAGGTTTTAAAGACGCCGATTTAAGTAAAGTCCAAAAAATATCTGATTTTGATAAAATTAATGTGGGTAACGACAAAGAATTTTATGAGTCAATTCTAAATGGTATAGGAGCACCAATCACAGATGAAAATATGAAATTCCTTTACGCATGGAGAAAAGGTGAAGGAGGTAAAGCGACCAATAACCCATTCAATACAACTTTTAAATTAAAGAAAGATTCAGGAATGAGTAACTATAATAAAGTTGGGGTTAAAAATTACTCAACCCCTAACTATGGTATTGAAGCGACTGTTAAAACATTAAGTCTACCATATTACACTTGTATCACAGATGGTTTAAAAAATGACATTGGTGCCGATAAATTAAGTCAATGTACATCTTTAAAAACATGGGGTACGGGTGATTTAGTTGCAAAAGTTTTAAGAGGTGGAGATGTGACACCACCAGAAATTTACGCATAATGGTATTTTTAGAACAAAGAACTTACGAATTGTATTATTCGGTATATTTATAATAAAATAATTTAAAACAAAAAAACATTGAAATGGGAAATTTAAAACCAATTGGAAGTGAAAAACTACAAGGTATGGATAAGTTGACTCGTATTATGGAAATTGCGAGATACAAAGAAAACATCCCTCAACGAGTTAATGAAGATACATCATTAGAATTTAAAAAAACATTATCTGATGGTCATACATACCAAATCGTAAAAGAAAAAAACGGTTATGTTATTAAAAAAGGTATTAATGAATCAACAAGTGATTACGTTGAACCTATGAAAAATAGAAAATTTTATCCATCTTATTCTCAAGCGTTAAAACGATTAAATCTAATCGTTAAAGAAGTTAACGTTAATGAAGGTTATGAGAAAGGTTTATCTTTATTTACTGAAAGTGAAGACGATAGTGACAGATATATTTTAAAAATGCCGACTGACGAACAAGCGGCACCTGCTCCTGCTCCTGCACCCGCACCTGCTCCCGCACCCGCTCCTTCACCTGAAGAAGCTCCTGTTGACGATATGGGTATGGAAGATATGGGTATGGAAGATATGGGTGGTGAAGAGGAACCTCAAGACGATGAACCTGTTACACTTAAAACAATTCAAAAACTTACAGGTAAATTGGCTCAAAAATTAAGAGCATTTGGTGCTGATGAAGAAAATGAAATGACTTCAAACGACATTAAATATGTTATTAATTCTGTATTATCCGCACTTGACTTAAACTCATTAGAAGAAGAAGACAAAGAAGAAATTATGTCTAAATTTGAAGGTGAAGAAGAAGGTATGGAAGATATGGGTGATATGGGAGGTGAAGAAGAAATGTCTGCAGAACCACCAGCATCTCCTGAAGGTGAAATGGCTGAGGATTTTGACGGTCATGATGATTTATCTGATGACGAAAGTGAAGATTTAGTTAGAGGTATTTTTGATATGGAAGAATCTGAAGATATGGATGATGAATATCCGAGACACAGAATGAAAGGTAGAAGAATTAAAGACCATAGATTAAAAGATGACGAAGCGTCAAGAATGGAAGAGATGATTGAAGGTTTATTTTCAGAATCTAAAGTCGATAATATTCTAAAAAAATATTTTAGAATTGAGGAGAAAGAGAGAGTGTTAATGGAAGAGAAAAGAAAAAAACAAATCTCCGATTTAGACAAGAATAAAAAAACGGCTCAAAGAATTAAAAGTTTATCTGAAAGTGTTGCACAGGAAATCTCATCAACTAAATTAGTTGCTAAATATCCAAAAGCAAAACTTATTGGTAAATCAAAAGAAACAAGTAATTTAGTATTTGAAGTTAATAATAGAAAACTTAAAATTACTCCAAAAGGAAGTATTTTATGAGTTATTTGATTTATGTAAATGAATTAGGACCGAACTATAAAGGGGATAATATATATGAATTTATTTTCTCCGATAGTTTGGAAGATATATGGGGAGATTCTTGGGAATCAAAACCATCTAATGGTTACCCATCACCACCTGATTTAGAACATATCAATAAAGTAGGGGTTTTGAAAAACGATGAAATAACATTATCCGTAATTCAGAATTCCGATTATTTTTCAATGGTTGATGCAATTGATGGAGTTATTGCATTATCTTGGGAAAATGAAACAGAAAAAGTGGACTTTGAGGTTATAAAACGATTAGTATTTCGTTTTGGAGAAACCGAAGAGTCTGTAAAAAATAAATTATATGAACGAGATATTGTTCTAGAATTTGAAAAGAAAGTTGTATATGAAAACTAATAATAAAATTTTACAATTAATCAAACACGGATTTAGTGGAGCTCTTCTTTCAGACTTAAATGAAGGACAAATAAACGCGTTGTATAATAGACTATCAGAACAAGTTACACCACTACCCGCAAAACCATCTTATAAAGTTGGTGATAAAGGAGGAACGTTACCCCCAAATGATAAAGGTTACGCAATTAAGAAAAATCCTAGTGATAATTCGGTAACTGCAACACCAATGGAAGAAGATAATACTTTAGATGTTGTGAATGACCCTGATGCAAGTGCTGATGGAATGGGTATGTTTGAAGAAAAAGAACTAAGTGAAAAGTTTGAATCGAAAAAACAACAAAAATATTTCTTCGCTAAATGTGGAGACGGTAAAACTAAAGAACAAAAAAAATGGTGTAAAATGGCGGATGAATTCGCAAAAAAGACTAACTTTGGAAAATTACCAAACAAGAAAGAAACAAAAGAAGAATTTAATATGGGTGACTATTATAAAAAAGTTGCAAGTGCCGCGGCGGGAGCAACAAAAGAAAATTTAAGTAAAGTTTCACCAAGTCTTAATATGGGTGAAAGTGAAATGGAAAGAAAAATTATGAGGTTGATTGAGAGACACATTTCACCTAAAATGTCTAAAAAAGATTTTTTAAATTTAGTATCTGAACAAGGAACTAAAGAGAAAGAAAGAACTAAAGAGAAAGAAAGAGAAACTACTAAAAAACCTGGTACTCCTTATAGTCCTAAACCAGGACCTAAAAAGGCTCCTAAGGCACATAAAGATGAGATGGGGGAACAAGCGTCACCGACCATTGCACCACCAAAAATAAAACCTGGGACAAAACAACCATCAACACCTTATAGTCCTAAACCAGGACCTAAAAAGGCACCAAAAGCGGGTAAGGAAAATTTACCGACATGGATGTCATTCAACTCGATTGGGATAAAACTAAAGTAAGATGAGCGCAAATTTGAAAATGGAAAAAATATTTAAAATCAAAAAAAACTTGGAGAGGAAACTAATGTCTGAAGGATTATCATCAAAAGAACGTTCATTATTAAATGAAATTAAATCATCTTTAAAAGAAGCACCGATTGATTACGAAGGTCCTGAAAGAATGGAACCTGGGATTGAAAGAAAAATTACGTCAAAACAAACTCCTTATCATGAACATCCTGCGATGCCAGGTGGTGATAGAGATTTTATCGAATTAGTTGCGTCTAAACGTTTTAAAGACTCTGTTGATAAGGTTAGACGTTATTTGGGAGACACTACCGCAATCCAAGGAAGAAACCCTCTTATGAACCTTATGGGAATGGCCATGGGTGGTATACAACAAATTGCAATGATAGAATCTCGTAACAAAGAATATCTTGAGAATTTGGCGGTTAATTTAGTTAAGAAAGAAATGGGTATCCCTCAAGGAGCTTTACAGTTTGATGCTAAATTAGTACATGGAGGTATGTCATCTGCAGAAGGTATGAGAACACAACCTCAGGAACCTGAGAAAGAGGATATTGAAGACGCATTTAAAGAATCGGAAGAACACTCAGAAGATTTATTAAACTTTGTTGATGCGTTTGAACAATTTAACTTAGAAAAAGCAAAAAGACGATTCATCAATTCATTAATCCAAGGGGCGGCGTTTAAAGGTGGTCACATGTATGTATTAGTTGCAGATGAAATTAATAGATTGGACCCAAGATTGTTAAACCTTTATGGTGTTACACAATCATTAATGGAACACTTGTATTGGGTATTTCCTGACATGGAAAATATGGCGGCGTCAGGTGGTGGACAAATGGGCCAAAGTGAAGTTGATGAAGAAACTGACCCACCAACGGTTAAAGCGAGAGCGGGAACATTCCCATTACTTATTCACGAATTAGTGAAAGGTGTTTACGAAGTTTTTGGAACTCATGGTTTACCTGATGACCCAAGACAACAAGAAATGGTTATGGGTGCTGAAGATACATTACCTGCTGAGATTTGGGATTCAAGATTAGGACCTGTATTTTGGGAGAAGTTTGTTTCAACATATCCGATGGAATTGTTTGAGGACGATAAGAAACATATCCAACACTACCTATTCATGAGATTTTCTAAATTAGATGCTCAAGAGTTCTTTAAAATCGCTAAATTAATTTTACAAGGAGACCCAAGAGGAAATCAATTTATTCAGAGAATGGTTGATGAAATTGTGTCAGAATTGAAACAACAAGATTACGAAGATAGTATGTCAGGAGATGACGATGATGATTTGGATGATATTGATTTATCTTCTTTAGGATTCTAAAAAATAACTTAAATTTATGTAAAACCCTCATTTATTAATTTAAATGGGGGTTTTGATATTTATATAGAAATAGTTTTATGAATTTAACTAAAGAACAGTTATTGATGGAGTATGTAAAATGTATGAGGGATACTCCTTATGCGTTAAGAACATATTTACAAACTTACGATAACACTGTTTCTAAATACGTACCGTTAGAATTATTCCCTGACCAAGTTTCGTTGTTAAACGACTACGAAAATTTTAATGAGAATATCGCATTAAAGTATCGTCAGGCGGGTGTATCAACAGTAACCGCCGCGTGGACATCTAAGAAATTAGTATTTGCGAAAAAAGAAAAACCTGAGAAAATCCTAATCATCGCCAACAAACTTGATACGTCATTGGAGATGGCGAATAAAATAAAGATGTTTGTCGGACAATGGCCTTCATGGACAAACGCGGGATTCTCACCTGAAAAAAACTCACAAAAACATTATAAGTTAACAAATGGTTGTGAAGTTAAGGCGGTTGCAACATCAAAGGATGCCTTACGTGGTTTTACCCCGACAATTCTAATCTTTGATGAGGCGGCCTTTATTGAGGCGGACAGTGATTTCTGGTCAGCATGTATGGCGTCCTTATCCACAGGGGGTAAAGTAATTGTGGTTTCAACACCGAATGGTTATGACCCAATCTATTATGAAATCTACGACCAAGCGTTGAGAAATATGAATGATTTTAAAATCACTGAAATGTTTTGGTTCAGAGACCCTCGTTATACTAAAGATTTATACTTAGTCAAAACTGATAATATAATCCATTACCTCTTAAATAAAGAAGAATATACACAAGACCAAATTTTAAGTTGGGAACCGATTCCGTTTGAAGATAGGAATTATGAAGACCTTAAAAAGATTATGGATGATGGTTACAAACCATGTTCTATTTGGTTTGAGGGGATGGTTAAGAAACTTAAATACGATAAACGTAAAGTTTCTCAGGAGTTAGAGTGTAACTTCTTGGGTTCGGGGGATAACGTATTTGATTCTCTATTAATGGAGAAGGTTAGAGAAAATATGGTTAAAGAACCATCAAACAAAATGATGGGTAATGCTTTATGGATATGGAAAGAACCTGTGGTCGGTCACAAATATGTTATGGGTATTGACGTATCTCGTGGGGATAGTGAGGATTTTAGTTCGTTTCAAATTATTGATTTTGATAGTAGAGAACAAGTTGCAGAATATGTTGGTAAATTACCACCTGATACCATGGCGGAAATTTCTTATAAATGGGCTAACATGTATTCGTGTTTTGTCGTAATTGATATCACGGGTGGGATGGGAGTATCTACCGCAAGAAAACTACAAGAGATGGGTTATAAAAATTTATACATTGATGGGGTTGATTCCGCAAACAAATGGAAGTACGACCCAAAGGCGTTAGAAAAAATTCCTGGTATCAATTTTAACAACAAACGAGTACAGATTATCGCATCCTTTGAGGAGGTCATGAGACATGAGTTCAGAATCTACAGTTCAAGACTGTATAATGAAATGAATACGTTTGTTTATATCAATGGTAGACCTGACCACCAAAAAGGTCATCATGATGACTTAATCATGTCAATCGCAATGGCGACTTATGTTGCCGAATCATCATTTAGTAATTTAACAAAGGTAACAGAACACACAAAGGCGATGATTAATTCATGGGCGGTTACGAACAATGAATCAGTTGGTAAAGAGATTGAATTTAATCCTGTCATCCCATACGGTGGTGAAAGAATTAATCAATTCTCAAATAGTAATGTTGGTAGGGAAGAATACGCCAAGTATGGTTGGTTATTTGGTAATAGATAATATTTATAAGAAAATAAGATAATGGGATTAGTCAGTAGAAAAAGGTCGGGTAGAAAATTTAACGGAAGTAAGTTAAACGTTCCAGGGCAAGGTATTAGTTCTGTAAAACCTGGTGGGGATAATAAAATTAACCAACAAGGTAGTTCTGATAATAATACAAATAATAATACCAACAACAAGGGGAATTCATAACTATTTAGTTATTCCCGATAAGAATTAAATTAGTAATATGGAAAATAATAATAATAGTAATTTAACGGTATGGCAGAGGTTATCCCACGCGTTTGGACCTAACGCTCTGTTAAATCAGGATTACCCAACATATAAGTTTGATAGAAAAGAACTTTTAAAAACTCCATCAAAACAGGAGTATGATAAAGAGTTGTTACAAGCACAACAAACTTTTTACTTAGCCAATCAATGGACTAAGATTGAAAGTAACTTATACACTCAAGCGGTTTATTATGAACCAACAAGATTAGCATCATTCTATGATTATGAATCTATGGAATACACCCCTGAAATTTCTGCGGCGTTAGACATTTATGGTGAAGAATCAACTACTTCAGATGAGAATGGATATATGTTACAAATCTATTCTGAGTCAAAAAGAATTAAATCAATATTAACTGACTTATTTAACAATGTCTTAGATATTAACACCAATTTACCTATGTGGACAAGGAATACTTGTAAATATGGGGATAATTTTGTTTACTTAAAATTAGACGCTGAGAAAGGTATTATTGGTTGTATGCAATTACCAAACATCGAAATTGAACGTTTAGAAAGGGGAATGCCTGCCCAAGCGGCGAAACAAAATATCGAAGAACCTCAAGAAAATAAAGGTTTGAGATTTAAGTGGAAAGTGAAAGACATGGAATTTAATTCATGGGAAATTGCTCACTTTAGATTATTAGGTGACGACAGAAAACTTCCATACGGAACTTCTATGTTGGAAAAAGCAAGACGTATTTGGAAACAATTATTGTTATCTGAAGATGCGATGTTAATTTATAGAACATCAAGAGCACCTGAAAGAAGGGTCTTTAAAGTCTTTGTTGGTAACATGGATGATAAAGACGTTGAACCGTATGTACAACGTGTTGCAAATAAATTCAAGAGAGACCAAGTTGTAGATTCTAAAACGGGTAACGTTGATATGAGATTTAACCAAATGGCGGTTGACCAAGATTACTTTATCCCTGTTCGTGACCCTGCACAAGCAAATCCTATTGACACTTTACCTGGGGCACAAAATTTATCGGAAATTGCCGACATTGAGTACATCCAAAAGAAATTATTAACCGCATTACGTATACCAAAAGCATTTTTAGGTTTTGAGGAAGTCGTGGGAGACGGTAAAAATTTATCTTTAATGGATATCCGTTTTGCGAGAACCATTAATAGAATACAGAAATGTATGATTGCTGAGATGAACAAAATTGCAATTATTCATTTATTCTTATTAGGGTTTGAAGATGAGCTATCAAACTTTACATTAGGTTTAACTAACCCGTCTTCACAAGCCGACTTACTTAAAGTTGATTTATGGAAAGAAAAAATGTTACTATACAAAGATGCGGTTACCGCGATTGAGGGTATTGCTCCTGTATCTGTATCATGGGCTAAGAAACATATTTTAGGATTCTCAGATGAAGAAATTAAACTTGATTTACAACAACAACGTATTGAGAAGGCAGCGGGTGCTGAATTAACAAATACCGCAACGATAATAACTCACACAGGATTGTTTGATACTGTTGATAAATTGTACGGTAGTAAATCAGGAGGAACTGCTAACGCGGGTGCCGCTCCACCACCACCTCCTGGGGGTGATGAAGGAGGAGCTCCACCACCGCCACCACCGCCAGGTCCTGAACCAGGTGGAGGTGCGGGAATAACACCTGAATCTTTTGAGAGAGATAACTTAAAGATATTGTTAGAATCTGACTCATTAACCGATGAAGATTCCTTTATTGATTTATCAAAAGGAAAAAATTCTTTGGGTGAAATGGAAGAGAAATTGAATAAACTTCTAAGAGATTGATATTTATTATAAAAAACAAAGAAATGATTAAGTTTGGTATATTAAAATCTAAGATAGAAAAAGTGTTATTGGAGTCATATTCTAACAACACAATTAAAGACGAATTAAAAAAGTTTAAAACTAATGTTCTTGATAATAAGAACGTTAGTAAACTTTTTTACTTATATGATGAGTTGAATTCTAATAAAGGGTTGAGTGAGTCTGTAGTAAGTGATTACATTAATGAGTGTACTACTATCTATGAAAATACAGTTAATAAAATCAAACCGAATGAATTCCAAAAGATTAAATCGTGGGTTGGTAATGTTAAAACAAAAAACAATTACGAAAATGTCGATAACTTATTTTCAACAGACGTTCTAACAATTGAATCAAGATTACAAAGTAGAAAAGTAATTTCAGAATCATTAAAGAAAAATAAACCACTTGAAAAAGAAGTTGTTAATTTACCGTTAAGTACAATGGTTAATGTTGCTAATAAAACAATTACAACATTTATGGAGGGGTTAAATGAAACTGAGAAAAAAGAATTAATAAATCTTTTATCTGAAGATGAGTCTAAATTAAAAGATAATTTTGATAATATAAAAAATGACGTTATCGTTAAGTTAGAAAACTTAAAAGAACATTCAGATGAGTCTACGTTAATTAGAATTAACGAAACCATCCAAAAAGTAACGTCTGAAAAATACGACAAGTTATCCTACTTCAAATTAAAAGGTCTTAAGGACACTCTTTAATCTTCGTTTGATTTAAAAGTTTTTTGAACGTAGATTGCTTTATTAATTTCGGCTCTTTTTGTGACTGAAGGTTTAACAAAGGTTTTACGGTTATTTAACTCAGTCATTTGTCTTGTCTTAATGACTTTACTTTTGTACATTTTTAGGGCTCTTTCGATATTCCCTTTTTCCACTTTGATTATTAGCATATATTACAAATATCTACCGATTTTGATTTATTTTGACTATTGAAACAAATATACCTATTTTTTTGGAAAATAAACTATAAAAATATGGAAATTAATGAAAAAGGGGAAAACCTCACAAATCCAAGGGTTCAAAACGGCTAAAGTCATCTACGGGACTGTAGATTCAATTAACTTCAGGTCACTCTACTTAAACATTCAAACATGGGTTGAACCATTTAAAGATTCTGAGAATTGGAACAGAGTTGTACTAAATCTCAGTAGACAAATTAAACACCTTGTCCATGACAGTTTAGACAGATTATTATTCGATGACAAATTTATTGTTGATTTAGATTTACGTTCAAGTGGATTAACTGTCGGAAAAAAGTCATTTCTAAATTTAGAAATAAACATTTACCTCAAAGAAACTGAAACGGATTTTAAATCTATCAGATTACGAGATTCACTTAAAAAAATGGCTAAAGACATATTCCAACAAGGATTTGGTGAGAACGAGTATTTCAAATTTTATTTGAGTAAAAAAGGTAAAACTACCGAAATCTATGAATAAACCAACAATCTTTAATATTTATTATTAAAAAATAAAGATGAGTTTACAAGTTTTAAAACCTGGCCAATCGGGTAAGGGAATATTGATAGAATACGATGCGGGATACGTATCACCAACAACGGAGAACAATTCATACATTATGGAATCTAAAACTATGTTAGACCATTCCAAACCGTTTGAGTTTTATGCCGTACTACAAAAATATAATACCCCAAACAGAAATGGTAGAATATACCCTGAACGTATATTAAAAAGAGAAGCGGATAATTATAAAAAAATGATTGAGAAGGGGACTTCATTGTCAGAGTTAAATCACCCTGAATCTTCATTGATTGATTTAGATAGAGTTTCTCATATTATCACAGAAGTTTGGTGGGACGGACCAACATTAATGGGTAAGTTAAAATTACTTACAAGTCCAGGATTCCATGAGAGAGGTATTGTATCAACTAAAGGTGATATGGCGGCAAACTATTTAAGACAAGGTGTAACACTTGGTATCTCATCAAGAGGAGTTGGTTCACTAAAAAAAGTAGGGGAACAAAATGAAGTACAGGATGATTTTGAATTAATTTGTTTCGACTTAGTTTCTTCACCTTCGACACCAGGAGCGTATCTTTTCTTAAATCCTGAAGATAAAAACAACTTTGAGGAGAATCTTGAAGAGGAAAAGAAAATGTCGGTTGAAAGAAATGTTGGAGCGTCGGGAAACAAATCACTTGACTTAATGAAGAAATTATCCGATTATTTAGGATATTAAACAAAAAAACATTATGGACGAAAAGTATTTTATTGCAAAAGTAACAATTGACTCAGTTGATTCTGAATCAGGAAAAGTTAAAAAATTAAGAGAGGAAAAATTAGTTAGAGGATATAGCCCGACAGATGTTGAGGCAAAAGTAACTAAGGTTTTTGAAACGTATTCTCAAGATTGGAGAATTACGGCAATTGTTGAAAGTAAAATTGATGAAGTGATAGAAGATTAAAAATTTCAATAATTAAATTAAAAGGAGACTCAAAAGGTCTCCTTTTTTTATTTTTCTCATTTTGGGTAATATTTATTAAGGAATAAATAATCCACTGTCAAATTAGTTTTATTTAAACTTTTTTGGTAAATGGTAATATTTATTATAAAAATATAAAACGCAAAATGGCAAAAGAAAAATCATTAGTAGAAGATGCAATCATTCAAATGAAAAATTTGGAGGAAGCGGTTGCCGAAAATGCAAAAGGAATACTTGCTTCAACAATGAAACAAGAAATCAAAGAATTGGTAAAAGAATCTCTATTCGAACAAGAAGATGAAGATGAGATTGACGCAGATGTTGATGCTGACATGGAAGACATGGACGCTGAGGCAGATAACCAAGATATGGACGTTGAAGATGACATGGACATGGACCCTGAAATGATGGGTGATGACATGGAAGAACCAATTGACTTAACTGGCAAATCAGACGAAGAAGTTCTTCGTGTATTTCAGTTGATGGGTCCTGAGGATAATATCGTAGTAACAAAAGATACTAACGGTAACATTAACCTTAAAGACAACGAAGCTAATAAAGAATACATGATTGTTGGTGAAAGCGAAGAGGAAATGGAATTTAATGAAATGTGGGATGAGGAAGAAGAAGAAGACTTCTCATTTGACGATGAAGATGAATCTATTGACGAAATTGTTTCTAAAGTTTTTGGCGAGGACGACTCTGAAGAAATGGACATGGACATGATGGAAGAAGATGAAATGGACATGGAAGACATGATGGAACAAGAAGATGATGAATTAATGGGTGACGCTGATATCGACAGTGAAGAAGAAATCGTTTACGAAATTTCTTTTGACGATGATGAAGCAGAATTAGACGAATGGGGACATTCTGAAAACCAATTCATGAAACATCACTTTAACATGGATGACGAAGAAGACATGGATGACGAAGAAGAAATGGATTTTTCATTTGATGATGAAGAAGATATGGACGAAGAAGACATGGATTTTGAAGCAATGATGGAATCTAAAAAGTCAATCAAACCAAAAGGAGTTGGAATGGGAAAAGGTCCTAACGTAAAAGTTTACCACGAAAAACCAAATCAAGGAACAGGTTTCAAAACAAAAATGAAACAAGGTCCAAAATCGGTTGGAACAGGTAAAGCGAAATTTGAATATAAAGAAGGTGAAAACTCAGGTGACAAACTTGGAAAAAACAAGATGGTCAAAAAAGTTGAAACCAAAGAAGGAGTTAGAACATTAGGTGCAGGAAGTAGAGCAGGAAGAAAAGGTGGTTTACCAAAACCAAGAGCAGGTTCTGCATTTAACACGGCACTTAAAGAAAGTAACTCAAGAGAATTACAAGTTCTTAGAGAAAAGAATGAAGAATACAGAAAAGCGTTAAACATCTTCAGAAATAAATTGAATGAGGTTGCGGTATTCAACTCAAACTTAGCATACGCTACACGTTTGTTTACAGAACACTCAACATCTAAACAAGAAAAAATCAATATATTAAGAAGATTTGACGGTGTAGAAACAATCAAAGAATCTAAAGGACTATACAAAGTCATTAAAGATGAACTTTCAACTACAACAAGTCAACCAATGAATGAGTCATTTGAACGTAAAATCCAAAGCGTTCCTACAACAGGTTCGGCAGTTAACTTAATTGAGTCAAAAACATATGAAAATCCTCAATTCCTTAGAATGAAAGATTTAATGGCTAAAATTAAATAAAAAATAAACTAAAAACAAATAAAAAACCAAAAAATGGGAGCATTATTAGAATCAGGTCTTGTTGGTAACATCGGGTTAAAACACCTTAAAGTTATCAAAGAAGATACTATCAACAAATGGGATAAATTAGGATTCCTTGAAGGTCTTAGAGGCCACCTAAAAGAAAACGTAGCACAGTTGTATGAAAACCAAGCGTCTTTCTTAATCAACGAGGCTACATCAGAAGGGTCATCAGGTTCTTTCGAAACTGTTGTATTCCCTATCGTTAGACGTGTATTCTCTAAATTATTAGCGAACGACATCGTATCTGTACAAGCTATGAACTTACCTATCGGTAAATTGTTCTACTTCGTACCTAAAATCCAAGGTTATAATGGAGGTCAAGTTCAAGGACCAGCAAATGATTACGCAGGTGAATCAGGAGCACATTACGCACCAATTGGAGCACCTAATGGACCAACTGCTGCAGATGGTCAAGCAGGTATTGGTTACGGTCAAAACTCAACTTACGGTAAGAAAAATCTTTATGATTTATTTTACGAAGGTAACGAAGGTCAATTAGACCCTCCAGGATTATTTGATTACTCTAAAGGTCAATGGTCAGCAATGACAGTTGATACAACTTTACAAGTTTGGTCAAATGGTAGTTTACAAGACTCTAACGGAACCGATTTTGATAATCAAAACGTTAGAAAAGTAATTATCTCTATGTGTGGATTCGCATCTGCAGGTTCAGGTAAATTAATCGGACCTGATGGTAATGAGTATGACTCAGAAACTTTCTTAGCTGATTTAAGAATTTATGCTAACGGTACTGCTAATGATGGTACTTGGTCAGCTGACACAGGATGTCAAGTTGCATTTGGTGCACAAGGTCCAAATTCATTATTGTTTAGAGTTGTTACTCAACAATACGGACAAGGAATCGTTAATGGTTTAAATAATAGAGCTCAAGCACCTTGGCCTACTAACGGTGGTAACATCGAAGGTGGTGGTAACGGTGGTTACTTTAACGACATCTGTTCACCAACAGGTTGTATCTATTTAGAAGTTGACTTATCATGTCCAGTATGTGCTGATTGTGGTGGTGGTACTTTAGATGGTTACACAGGAACTACACTTGGTGCTAATGTTGACCCTAACGCGTTCTCTGCAGTATTTAGACGTTACAAAGAATTAGAATTTGAAGACAAAATCGGTGAGGTTTCTTTCGAATTGGATTCTGTAACAGTTTCTGTAACTGAAAGAAAATTAAGAGCACAATGGTCTCCTGAGTTAGCTCAAGACGTTGCGGCTTTCCATAACATCGACGCTGAGGCTGAGTTAACTGCATTGTTATCTGAGCAAGTTGCAGCTGAGATTGACCGTGAAATTTTACGTGACTTACGTAAAGGAGCGGCTTGGAATTTACGTTGGGACTACAACGGATGGAGAAGAATCCAAAACACAACTAACTACACTCAAAAAGATTGGAACCAAACATTGATTACTGCAATCAATCAGTTGTCAGCACAAATCCACAAATCTACTTTAAGAGGTGGAGCTAACTGGATTGTTGTTTCTTCTGAGGTTTCTGCAATCTTTGATGATTTAGAATACTTCCACGTATCTAACGCGTCTCCTGAGCAAGACCAATACAACATGGGTATTGAAAGAGTTGGTACATTAGCTGGTCGTTACCAAGTTTACCGTGACCCTTACTTCCCACCAAACCAAGTTTTGATTGGACACAAAGGAACGTCATTGTTAGACACAGGTTACATCTACGCACCATACGTACCATTACAATTAACACCTACAATGTATAACCCATTCAACTTCACACCTATCAAAGGTATTATGACAAGATACGCTAAGAAAATGGTTAATAACCGTTTCTACGGACGTATCACTGTTGATGGAGTACGTACATTTGATTTAAGAGAATTGAGATAATCAACAACTTAAAATAACCCTCAAAAGGAGACAAGAAATTGTCTCCTTTTTTTATTTCATATGTTTTGCTAATTAAATGGTTAGATTTATTCATAACAATATTTATTTTATGGTTAACTATCGTCAATATTATGTTGTTAAATAATACTTATTAAAAAAGTCATTTATGAAAAAAATACTAATCTTATTATCATTTCTAATTACCTCATCAATATTCTCACAGGTTAGTTACTACACATTTAGTGAAACTACGGGTACATACACATCAATAGTTGCTGGTACACAATTAGTAACAACTACAGGGGGTGCAACCGCTTATGATACTGACGGTAGTTATTTCACCCTACCCGTAGGTTCCCAATTTATATTTAATGGTACAACTATAACATCAGTTAATATGACCGCCGATGGTTCGGTTTGGTTAAATCCAAATACTACAACAACAGGTAATAATGTTACAGGACCAATATCCTCTGCAGGAGTTGCTTCAGGAGTAATATCTGCGATGGGTATGGATTTAAGAAGTACCGCGATTTCAAGTCAAGTATATGAAAGAAGATGGCAAGATAACGGTACTGAAGTTATATTCCAATGGCAAAATGTTGCTAGATACTCAACAACAACACCCTTTGTACAAAATGAAAGATTCTCATTTCAAGTAAGGGTAAATAAATCTACAGGGGTTGTTCGTATCATTTATGGTAATATGACCACAATTACTAGTAGTACTCAATATACACCTATGGTTGGTTTAAGAGGGTCTGTAAATACTGATTTTAATAATAGAAGATTAACAAATGCAATTCCTGATGCAACACCAAATTGGGGAGCACCGAATGGAACAACTGCAGGTACATCAAACGCACATACGGTTAGATTTACATCAACAGGGACCTGTTACCCAACTTCGGGATTAACATTTATATGGACACCACCTGCGGTTCCATCAAATGACGCTTGTTCTAACGCCTCATTATTAACATTACAATGTCCTGGTTCCACCACAGGAACTATTGGGACGACTATCGGTTCTATAACTACTGATGGGTTACCAAATCCTTCTTGTGATGCCACAGGAACTATTAGAGATGTGTGGTATTATTTTAATACGGGAAATAATACTGAAATGAACCTTTATGCGTCATTAGGGACCTCAACATGGATTGGTGTTGAAATTTATACTACTTGTGGTACATTGGCAACAGGATTAAATACTACATGTGATTTTAATTTAATTTCACCAAATCCAACAAATATAACAGGTCTTTTAATGAATACAACATATCGTTTAAGAATTTTTACAAATGTGTCATATGACACTCCAGGAACTTTTACAATATATTTAAATACTGTAAATAATACATCAACACTTTCTTCAATAACAGGAACTGATAACCAAACTGTTTGTCAAAACACTTCAATAACTAATATTACTTATAACACAAAAGGTGCGACAGGTTCTACCTTTTCAGGATTACCAACGGGAGTGTCGGGAAGTTGGAATAGTAATGTAGTAACGATTACGGGAACTCCATTAGTTTCAGGTACGTTTAATTATGTTATAACTCTTACGGGTGGTTGCGGTACAGTCACATCAAATGGTGCTATAACCGTCAATCCTACAGTTGTAACTATTTCATCAATAACAGGTAATCCAAACATAATTGCAGGTACAACTGAAAATTACTCAATACCGTCAGACCCAAATGCAACAACATATCAATGGGATTATAGGGAAAGTAGTACATCAAGTTGGGTCACTAATGTTTCAAACACTAACTCAGTAAGTATTACTTGGCCAACAACAACAACTGATGGTGAAGTTAAGATTACAGTGTCAAATAGTTGTAATACGGTAAATAAAAATTTGTTAATCCATGTTGACGGTATCCTACCTGTTGAATTACTGTATTTTGAAGGTAAACCCGTTTCAAATACTAACTACTTATATTGGTCAACCGCGTCAGAACATAACTCAGATTATTTTGAAATTCTACACAGTGTGAATGGTGAAGTATGGGAATCTATTGGACAAATTACTTCATCAGGTAATTCAACAATCAAAAACGACTATCACTATTATCATAACTCACCCGAACACGTATTTAATTATTACATATTAAAACAAGTTGATTATGATGGTGTGTATAAAACCTATAATCCAATTGTGATTAATAACAGAATTAAAGACAAAAAAATTATAAAGTACACTAACATCCTTGGACAAGAAGTGGGACCAAATGAAAATGGTGTTATTTTTATCACTTATGAGGATAATTCAGTGATAAAAACCGTAAAATAAAAGTATTTATATGTATGAATACTTTAAGAGGATTAATTAAGGAAAATCTTTTATTAGAAAAACGAATTGGGCAAATCTCGGCCAATTTTGAGATTGTGTTTGGTTTTGATGTAATTACCACTAAACATTCTAAAGATAGAAGTGGTGGTAGAGAAGAACTCGAGGGATACAACCAAAGACCTGTCGATAATAAAGAAATTGTTGAGGTTCTTAATATGTTCAAGAAAGACATTGCCGAAAAAATTATCATGGGAGAAATAAAAGACCAAGAAAATTTTGTGGTAATTTCAAATCAATGGGAATTAGCCATGGCAATTATCCCTGAAAAAGAATCGAACACTTATTGGAAATTAATAGTTAGAACAGTATTTAGACAATCAGATACTCATAAGTTCTTATATGGAAGAAACCAAGTGGTTTTGGAAAAATAAATGAGGGTTGTATCTAAATCGTTGCCTCCCCCATTTCCTGTAATTAATTGTATCTAAATCGTTACCTTCAATCACAGTACAAAGATACACATTTTTCGGACATTTACAAACTTTTTTTATCTAATTCGGGATATTTATATAAAAAAGTTAAAATGAAAAGATTAATCATAAATGAAAGTGAACGAGAGTTAATTAAACTACTTCATGAATCCGCGATTAAAAAAGAAAAAAGAAATTTAATTTCCGAGGCTAACGGTCAGTCTAAAGAAGAATACCAAGCATGTATCAAACAAATGGGGTCCCCATCCCCAACTACCTCAGGACAATGGAGTATTGGTGGAATTAGGTCATTAAAAGGATATCAATTCTATTCCAACATGAGGGTTAGGAAACCTGATGGAGGAATGACTAACTACTCATGTTCAGGTAATAAAATAGTTATTGATGGTAAAACCTATACAGTATCAAATGGTACTAAAAAAAGTTATAGTTATTACATTAAACAAGCTCAAACATTGTTAGGTGTTCCTACAACAGGTATTGTTGATGATAAAACATTAGAAGCCGCTAAGACAAAACTTGGAGGAGGTGCAACACCATCCTCAACAACTGATTCATCATCAACAACTACAACAACAACGGTTGCACCTGTTACAACAACAAGTTTAGACCTTTAAAAAAAAATAATTAAAAACGTAAAACAATGAAAAAACTATATTTTTTAAACGAGGAAGAGTCTAATAGAATATTAAATCTTCACAAAAAGGCAGTTAAAAAACAATTTTTAAATGAAGCTGGACCATATCAAGATACTGAGTCTATACCATCCTCCCCTACAACACCTGCATCACCAACTACACCCACTACTCCATCAACACCTACTACACCCACAACACCAACTACTCCGTCAACACCTGCGTCACCAACAACGTCTACACCAACAACACCAACAGGTTCGTTGACTCAACAGTTACAAACTCTTATAGGTGCAAAGGCGGATGATAAGTTTGGTAAATTGTCATTACAGGCATTGACTGATAAATTAAAAACCGTCCCAAAACCAAGTACACCAACACCCGCAACAGGAACACCCGCAACAGGAACACCCGCGACAGGAACACCTGCGACAGGAACACCTGCGACAGGAACACCTGCGACAGGAACACCCGCAACAGGAACACCCGCAACAGGAACACCCGCAACAGGAACACCTGCGACAGGGACTAAAATGAATAATACTGATTTATAATTAAACCACGATACAATCAATAATTCTACTTGCGGTAGAATAGTTGGTGGCTAACGGAACGTCATGGACGTTACAAATTCTTAATAACATACTAACATCCACTTGATGTGGATGAACTTCTAAAGGGTCGATGAAGAATATAACTACATCGACTTCTTTATTTATAATCATTGATGCAATCTGAGCATCACCACCCATTGGTCCACTGAATACTGTTTGAACTTTCTGTAACCCCGCGTGAATTAAGTGTTTTCCCGTTGTCCCCGTTGCAACAACTTCAACATTGTTTGAGGTGAAGAACGGTAAACGTTTCATAACAAATGAAACCATATCAGCCTTCTTCCCATCATGAGCAATTAACGCTAATTTAATTTTGTTCATCAACTTCTTCTTTTTTTGATAATACTCGAATACATTTGGAAATCACTTCAGATTCACCTAAAGAATAAACACCTGATTCATGGGCATATTTAACGGCTTGTACCAATAGATAGATTGAATGGTCTTTATCCATAGTCTGTAATAATACATCCAAATGGTCTTCATTAAGTAATGGGACCGAATTAAATAATTTCCCAAATAATTGTTGTTCTTCCATTTCCATAGTTTACGATATTTATAAGTATAAGTATTATTTTTCATAATGTTAAGAGATATCGTAAATAAGATAAAGGAGGAAATCCTTAAAGAAGCCACAGGGGAATCAGGTGCTAGAGGGTCATATGTGGGACCGTTCCAACCAGGTGTTAAGGAATTTAATAAAAATGTTTTAGGACCTTTTAATATTCCTGTATCAAAATATAATGACGCCATGTTGGAGTATGACAGTTACGATGGTAAAATGGACGAACCAAAAAAACAAATTAAAAAGATTGAGAGTAAAGCTAAGAAAGAATCCGATTACCTTAAAAAACATCCTAATTTGACCTCAAGTGATGATGATGGTAACAATATTAACCAAACACCTGGAAAGGGTCTACAAATGGTCCCTATAAAAGAAAGTGGTACATCAATTAGTGCAGGTCCTTATAACGGACCAATGGAGATAGGATTAAAAAAATGGAAAAAAGAACATTTAGGACCATTCCAAGAGTTTGTTGATACAGAGTTTAATCATAAGAAAAAACAAAAAACATTAAAGAATAACATAAATACCGTTGTTGGGGTTTGGGAAAAAAACGCTGATGGTACTTATGATACTGATGAACATGATGTTCATACTGTTAATGAATGGATTGAAGTAACTGACGATTTAATTGTTGAGGATTTGGGTGTTTGGTTTGGAACCAAAAAGAAACCTAAAGGTAGTAGTCAACCTAAAGGTCCTTGGGTTAATATATGTAAAAAAGTTGACGGTCATCATCCACCATGTGGTAGACCTGAAGCATCTGATAAATCATACCCTAAATGTAGAGCAGCAGGTGTTGCGGGTAAAATGACCGATTCTGAAAAACGTTCTGCTTGTAGTCAAAAAAGAAAGGCTGAAAAAACACATTCTAAAAGTGGTACAGGTAATTCACCAAAAATGGTTAGTTATAAACCAAGGGAAAAACAAAATGAATCACTTAAAGACTTAATAAAGAACGAATTACGAAGATTAATCTAAATTCTTAATTCTATCGTGAATATTCTTTAATGAAAATTTAATTTGAGTCATTATCTCGTCCTCATATTCTTTTCTAATCTTTTCAGTTTTACCATCATACATAGTAGTGATTCTATCCCAATCCCTCTGAGACACTTTAACGTCATAATGATAAACGTGATTAGTAATACTGATATTTCTTTCATCTAAAATTACAAATAACCCAAGGTCTTCATTTTTAATATATCTCACCATTGATAATGGGGCGATTAAGAACTTAGAATTAGCATGTGAAATCATACTACGACATATGGACAAACACAAAGTTTCTGTATCAGAAACTTTTGTTTCGTTTTGTAACCATTTATATTTTGTTTTTAAACGCCATTTTACATATAATCGTCTAAACAACTTTCTTAATTTGAACATAATTTTTATTTTAATACAAATTTAGAAAACTTTTTCCATAAAAAAAAGGACCTGAGTCCTTTTTATTTTAACAATATGGTGATGAACATCGTTTTTTACCATCTAAACCTGGCATCTTACCTTTACATACTTGGACGGCATAACCATTAGCGTAAGCGGATGGGTACACTTTAAATTTAGATTTAGCCGCTGACTTACCTCTTGAACATAGTTTTGTACCTGTTTTTTTTCTTCCTTCCATCATAACATTATCCATGTCTTCAGAATCGTCTTTTTTTGTTTCATTCATCAAGAAATCAAACACTTGGTCAATAGATTCTTTTGCAGTTGCGATATGGTCTTGAGCCCAATCGTGTCCATTTTCTAAAATCTTTTGAAGTTCGTTTTCATTTTGTTTTAATAACAAACCTGTTTGTCTATGTATTTGTTCTAAATTACTAAAGAACATGTATCTATCATTTTCTTGTTCTTTAACAACTTTAGAAATTAATCTTGTTAAATCTGATTCACTTACTCTTATTACTTTCATTTTAATCTTTGATTTTATATGTGTTCATATATGCCTTTTCAGCATAATCTAAGAATTTATCTCCATAGATACGACATAATCTATTCATTACTAATTGAGGATTCTTTCTCATATAACGAAGGATATCGGCAGGTATTTGTTCATCATACTTGCCGAATAATCCTTGTATTTGTTTTTCTCTTGGAATCATTTTTACATGAGGTTCCACAGTGAATTCGGGTTCTCCAATTGTGTCATCAAAGTCTTCTTCATTAAGAACTCGTTTAATAATTCTATTTAAATCAGATTCTGTTAATTTTACAACTTTTTTCATAGTTAAGAATTTAAACCGTTCATTCCTCCTAAAGCAACCGCGTCTAACAATACTACTGCTTTACCTTGGTCATTTAACCACGTTGGGTGTGGTGGTGTTATAGACACAGTGTTTCCACTACAGTCTAAGACACATACGTTATATTCAGTTCCTGCAGATATCGGAGCTAATGCTTCCTCAACGTTGGGGAACAAAAATGATGGATTTATATTTGACATAATTTTGTTTTTTTTTAATAGTAATAGTTTATTATTTCGTAAGCCTCTACACCTCCTGTAGTAAATATCGGACCGTTAGCCAATACATTATCAATATTTGTTTTAGTCATTGTACGTGTTGTAACATACTCAGTAACTCCTGTTCTAACGTATAATATAGTGCTAAGTAATTGTCCACAATCTTCACAACTATTGTAACTTGTAAAATCAGTTGCGGTAAATAATGAGAAATTAAGTGCGTTTACAAATGGTGATTCACTTGACCAAGTCACTCCTGTATTTGATGAACTTTGTCCTGCACAAATATCGTTATCTAAATTATCTTCATCGTTTGAGGTTATTAACAATATTACATTTGCGTCACAAGTTAATGGTGATGTTGGGACTGTTATGTTTGGTCCTGAATAGATAGCTGATTGGTTATTTATTCTAAAATTTGTTATATATCCTTTGAATATACCATCATTATCGGTTTGATTACCAATAACCAAAGGGTATGTGTTTGCTAAGTCAATACTATAAGGTTCTTCAGATACGACACGTAGACCATCAACATATACACTCCATAAATGTTGTGACCCATTAAAGTATCTTGTTATTGCGAAATGAATCCATTTATTTTCTAAATCAGTTAAATTAAGACCTAAATTATATGTTTGACCATCACCAATCCAAAGAAGTCCTCCACCTTCAAAGGAAATTTGAAGTACGTTAGTCCCACCACCATAAGTACCTATTGAGAACGGTCTTGCTGGCGTATTTACCTCACCTCCCCAATATTGGAACCATTCTATAGTTAAATCCCATTCACCTGCTCCCCCAAATCCAAATTGACCAGCTGAGTTATCAACTTGGACCATAGTATTATTATCACCACCAAAGTACATACTACCACCGATACCACCACTTTGAGTTAATTGTGGTGTTGTTATTACTCCATTGTCAAGACCACACACTGCAGCTCTATTATTTACGTTTGCTTTGATTATACCTAATTGAGTATCATTGGTTGGTAAATAGATATTTGACAATGAATTATCACAAGTAATAAATGAATGTAACTCATATTCTTCTCCGATGAACAATTCTAATAGTCGGTCATAAGGACTATTAAATCTACCACCTACTAATAATCTTCCTGAAGATAGTAATAAAGTTTTATTTACGTAATCATCATCTAAATCAAAAGTAAACGTCTCATCTAAAGTACCATTTGAATTTAATCTTACTAAATATGGGATATTATTATGAGCACTATTATTATCTTCATAATCGTTAAATTGTCCACCAAGCATAATTTTACCATTTGGTAAAAGAGAAGCTGACAATACTGCCCCATCAAATCCCCCATTATTATCCCAATTACGAGTTGTAAATGTTTCATCAATAACATATTGTCTATTAACTTTAACTAATCTAACAATATTTTGAGGAATCCAAGTATTATTATAATCTCGAAGGTATCCTCCATCGGCACCACCAATAATAACTAACTTACCGTCAGGTTGTGTTAATATTTGATTCACTCTTGGTCTACTTCCAGTGTCAACGTTAAATCCATCACCAAAGTCAGGTAATATTTCACCTGTTGGGGACAATTTAACAATACCACCTACGTTAGTTCCGTTATACCAATTAAACCAACCCCCAACAACAATGTTTTCGGTGTAAGTTACGGGTCCATTTTCATTATAAAAAGGGGTGTTTCTAATTGATTCGATATTGATTGTAAATACATCATCTCCGTCAAATCCATCTCCCATAACAAATGTTCTATCAGGAGTACCATTAGAATTTAATCTAACAATTTGAGGACAGTAGAAATCATAGTAATAACTAAAACCACCACCTACAACAATTTTACCGTCTTTTTGGATAGCAATAGCTCTAACTATACCATTAAATTCACTATTAAAGGTAAATCCTGAGTCGATAGTTCCATCAGAATTTAATCTAATTATACGTCCAGCATTATATCCGTCATAATTTGTGAAATTACCACCTACTAATATTTTACCATCGGGTTGTAAAGCAATTGCTCTAATATAATTATTGAATTGTCCTAAGTAGAATGTTTCGTCTAAACTTCCGTCAGGATTTATTCTCATAAAATTACCGACAGGAACCTCAAGATAGTCATTAAAATTACCACCAACTAATATCTTACCATCAGGTTGTTCTACCATTGTATAAACTAAACTACCGTCAAACCCTGTGTTACGGAAACCTCCATTTAAAACACCTTCAGGACTTACCTTAGTTAAACCTAATGAACATAAATCTTCATAACTTTCGGAGTTTATATCTCCTAAATTAACAAAACTATAAATCTCAGGAGTTCCACCTGAAATAAATTCATAAGGTCCATATGAGTAGTAATTAAATAAAACCTTAACAGGATTGTCACCTGTAGGTATTAATAACGCGGTTGGTCCATAAATTGCTTTATGAATTAATGGATAAGTACTTTCCATTTCTGTACAAGAATTTGCTCCATAAATTAAACCATTTGAGTCTACCGCTTCCTCACAAGAAGAATAAGGTGCGTAATTAATTGAAGGTAAATAATCCCAAATAGGGTAAGGGACATTCCAATTCTCGTCTGTTTTTATCTGAGCGGCGAACTTACTAAAAGTTCTACCATCCGCGTCATAAATCATATCGATATATAAAATGTCACCAACCTCATATTTTTTATCAACAACCCAGAATGTCATACCATCGTCAATATAAGGAAAATAACAATCCTCAACTGTAACTAATTTATAGTTATCTATGTAAGCGTCGCCACAATAACTGTAAGAGTTAACCTCCACATATTCAATAAGATTGGACGGGTAACTATAATCAATGTAACCACAAACAGTCACCGATGGATTTCGTAGACTTTGGAAACTATGAACTGATTCGAATTCTAAAGGAGTCATTGACCCTACCACATAGGTAATTCTTTCGTCCATTAATGGTCGTGCACATGCTACAACATTATATGTATATGGGTATACTGAAATTGAGTTATGTAATCTACCGAAGTAGTTAAGTGGGTATACCGTTGGGTCTGCGTTACCAAAAAAACCACCAATTAAAATATTATCATCTTCTAAAATGGTGATATACTCAACACCACTATTTAAAATGTCATCATAAGAAAAACTATAATCAAATGAACAATCAGAATGAAATCTAACCAACTCATCTATAGGAAGTCTATTATTATTGTTATCATAATAGTTATTAAAGTAGCCACCAACTAATATTTTACCATCAGATTGTATTGCTAATGAGTGTACTTGATTATCTAATCCGTAACCAAATAAAGTATCTAACGTACCATTAGAACTTAATCTAACAATGTGACCACTAAATAAATCATTATTGTCAAATAAATAAAAATACCCACCAACAATAATTTTACCGTCTGATTGTAATGCAATTGTCATAACCTCAGTATCAAATCCATTCCCTGTTTGGAATGTTGTATCTAAAGTACCATCAGAATTTAATCTTGTAATATAATTTTGAGTACTAAACCCATAAGTTGTAAAGTAACCCCCTACCAATATTTTACCATCTGATTGTAATTCAATTACATTTACATAACAATCATCGGGACCACTAAATGCAACATCACCATCACCAATTAAGAATGAACTATCAATACTACCATTAGAGTTTAATCTAATGATACGATATGCGTCTATATTATTATATTGTGTAAATTCACCACCAACTATTATTTTACCATCAGGTTGTACGTGAATATCGTAAACATTCCCGTTAAATCCATCACCAATATTAAATGTTGTATCTCTACTACCATCAGAATTCAATCTAATTATACTATTAAAAGTATCACAGTCACCGTCTCTATCAAATCGTGTAAAAGCACCACCCACTAATATCTTTCCGTCAGGTTGTATCTCAAGTGTGTAAACAGTATCATCAAAACCTCCACCATAACAATCCTCATTATATGAGATATCAAATGATTCGTCAATTGTACCGTCAGTGTTTAGTCTTATTAAACGATTATTTCTGTAAGAGTCACCATTATAATAGTAGTTAACAAATCCTCCACCAATTACATATCTTCCATCGGAATCCACCGCAATATGATATACCGCACCGTCAAATCCATCTACTCCAAAACCACCACCCGCAGGGAATGAATAATCAACTGTACCTGCGGTAAATGGTAAATCAATACCTTGAGGAACTGTTAATGAACGTCTATTGGATACCGTTTGAGTTTGAGTTGTTGCAGTTATAAAAACAGGTTCTGAATTTTTAGTTCTAGACGGACCATTTTGAGGTGTTTTATTAATGGTTACAGGACCCTCAATAATAGGTGAAGACATGTTTAAGGTTTGTGTGGAACCACTAAGATTTGTTTTAATCAAGTCTAATGTAGTAAATTCGGTATTACCACCCCATCCGTTAAATTTTGATTTGTTAGTCATTTTACTTTTTTTATTTATAAATATCAATTTATTATGATTACTTCACATTAACAATCTGAAATTTTATTTGTCTTTTGTAGGTATTAATCTCACCCGAACTTTCTACCTTAATATCAATGAAATATTCATTAGGTATTTTATCTCTTGTATCGAACATAAAATAGTATTCGTTTGGAGTTCTATTTATTTTAGTCCAATCTTGAACTTGTACTTCTGTTTGACCTTCTCGTACATAAACACGATAATACGCGTCCACTTTTTGTAAAAGTTTTTGAGTTGAGTAAGCTTGTTTAATGATAACACCAACTTTTCTAATATCGGTATTTAATATTTTTTCATCTTGTTTAATACCGTAATAATCAAACCCATAAATTTTTGGGTCGACAGATGTTGTCCCGATTTGAAGGGAATTTTTATATGGGTAAAGTGTGAAGTCATTAAGTATTGGTGGAACATTAAATCCGTTAATATTCAAGTTATACCATCTATCTGAAAATGTGCAAGGTGTTTTGTAACCTGATAAAGGAGGGACAACAACTTCATATATTCCTTTTGTTCTTTGACATGTTGGTAAATTAGTTAACCCAGGAATTACGGTCCCTGAGGAATCTAAAATATCTACCTTTGGTAAATCGTCTAAATTAACAGGTTGTCCATTATCATATAGGTAAAGATATAGTTTGTTAACATGACCTAATGTGAATAGATTTCTATCATCATCAATTACGTCATTATAATTAGACTCTAAAAATGGTTCATAAAATGTTTGGGTATGTCTTGTAAAGAATTGTACCTCATAAGCATCTGTTAACCCCATTAGATTCTCAACTTGAGGTTTATAAGCTATCCCCCAACCTGAAACATTAGTTAACGTACCTTTTAAGATATCATTAATTTCGTCTGTCATATCAAAACTAACATTTTCATTACCAAATTCGAAATGTTGAGTTGCAACTACAGTTAATGCACTAAATGGGACAACCCCTAAATTTTTATTATTATAAATTCCTGGTTCTGTCCACACACCGATAGTTGTTGTTTGATACCAATTGGATGGTCTATCAGAAAAGTTTTTATCTAAATCACTATATTCATAAATCAAGTCAGCAAAATCATAACCAACGCCCTCATCCCAATATTGAGGCTGAGTCACATCATCATCAATGTAGGGAATTCTAAATAAGATTAAATCAAATGAAGTTGCTCTCATTCTTGTCTGAGAGGTTTTAGTGTTTAGTAACTCAACATTAAAAAATGCCGTATTGGTCATTCTTAACGTATGTTTTACTGTGTCGGAACAGGTAGTATCGATACTAATAGTCCCATCATAAACCTTCTCCATTAATAATGAAAGGTCTAAATTGAATATAAAACGACTATACCCATTTGGATATTCAGAACTTGCCAAAGAACCATAAAAAAGTTCTGTCACAGGGTTTCTTCCTGTGTTGGTAAAACTGTTAGATATTATCGTGTTATTCTTACTGAAATACGAATTATTTATTGACATCAATGCTTTATTACATAAATATCAATTAATTCGGATATTTTGATTTAAGATTGAATTTTCAGCGTCAGCAAGTATTTGGTCTATCTCAGTAGTCGTCTGTCCATTACCCGCAGCGACAGGGACAGGAGGCATTGTTGCTATTTGGTGGACGTGACCTTTAACATAAGAAAAGATTTTTCTTAACAATATCATCAATTGGTCACCTCTAACTGTTGGGTATGTTTGATTAGAAATACTTTTCTCATCACCAATGAATTTATCTTGAGGTATACCGTATAATGTTTGTTGTAAATTAATTTGACCTTTTGGTCCTGTGGAATCCTGAGATAACAAATATATCCTTTGACCACCTAAAATTCCGTAAGTTATTGATGATGGGTCAAATTCTGCAGGAGTTACAGTTTCTGTTTTAACATCTGCTTGAGGGCCTATCAAAGGTTTACCATTTTTGTTTTCAGATACTAAAAAGAATCCACTTTCTAATTTACCTTTGGTTAATTTAATTTTAGTATAGAATCTAAGATAATTAGCCAATTCCGCGACTTCGTTAGATGTTGTTGAGGATGAAAATTTATGACCTTTTTCATATGTTAACTTTGATGGGGTAACGATAAAAGGATACACGTCATTTGAAAAGTTTTGTTGATTATTAACAGTATAACCTGTTATATCTAAACGACCTTCAAGTAACGCACCTGCGAATTTATTTATTAAATAAACCGCTTCATCAAATGAAACACTTGTAAAAGTTATTTCCTCTAATGGACCTGTGTAATTAGTACCTATCGATAGATTAGTAATTGTTTTAGGTTTAAAATTTGCAGTGGTAACCATAGTGGAATTAGGAATGATGTTATATAAACCAACAGAACCATTAAATACATCCTGAGTATTTTCAAGAGTGTCTATATTCCACATAACCATTTTTTTAACAACTTTAATTACCTCTTGTAATTTTGTCTTTGTTTCAGGTTCACCTAATATTTTTGTTTGAGTAAAATTAGATAATTGTAAAAATGACCTAAATTGATTACCAACAGGTAATTGACTTGTTTTTAAAGACTTAGTTTTACCCGCTCTAATTAAAACTTCATTTTCCTTAACCACAACATCGGCACTACCTCTACCTAAAAGAGAATTATCTCCAGGTTCAGGAAAAACACCATAACTATTTTTATCTCGATAAGTACCGTCAGTATTTCTAATACTTAAACCTTCTTTAATTCTTTCTCCTGAAGCCAAAAATTTCTTTGCTCCCTGATAGTACTCAAAAGGTGTTAACATTGGAGATGAAAACGGTCCTTGAATATAAAATTGGTTTCTATATGGGAAGTTTTTATCTTGGTATATAATGTGAACGTATTCGTCTTTCTTTGGGACCTGATTAAAGTAAAAAGGTAACAACGGTAAAAACACTAAAGGGTCTTTACTCGTCCATCTATCAGTTAATTCATTCCAATTATCAACGGATTTAATAATTGAATCATAATCTTTAGTTTCAGGAATTACACGAAGTCTACCTAACATCATAGGGTCTTGGTCGTCATAGACAATTCCTGGAAATATTATTTGTGCGTGATTAACTAAATTCATTTTTTAACTCTTGAGTTGTATTCTTTTAAAATTGTATCGTAACTTAATTCTAATTTATCTAAATGATGTGTTAATTTAAGTAACGTTTCTTTAGTTAAATTAAAATCTTCCTGTATAAAGTCCATAACAAAAACCAAATCTTTATTCGATTGTGTTTTATAATCTTTTAATATTTTAAGTGCTTTTTCAGCTTCTTCTTTTTTAGTCATTATTACATTTTTTTACCGAATGCACTTGTCGGAACTGTAAGTCCCGCAGGTGTTATACTTAATGCCCCAACCGCGATTTGTACTTTACCATTTTCCGCTTCCTCATTCGCCATTGCTTTCATTTGGGCTAATTTACTTAGGACTTCTAAATTTGGACTCCCATCAGGCATAGGTCCTGTAGGTATACCTAATTTTTGCATTTCCTCAATTGCACCGATAAACGCTCTCGATTCTGAATAACCATCCATTAACTGAGAAGCGAATAATAAAGGTAGAGGAATACTGTTTAATCCAAATCCTGACGTTGCAATTTTTAACAACCAAAGTAATTCATCAACAACACTTTTACACTTTCTCCAATCACTTATGAATTGTGCAACGACTAATAACAATTGTATTAATTTTAGAATCATTGTAATTCTTTTATCTCCTTGTTCTTTGGCGATATCCATTATAACTTGTTGTAGTAAATTTTTAATGTCTTTCTTAATAAGTTCAAACAATTCTTTAACGAATAGTCCACCAATTTTCGATACTAAATTAATAACAAAACTTTTAAACGATTTTGCAAATGTGACATAAGAATTTACTTGGTCTACTACTGTTTGTCCTAAAGCCTTTAACATTGTAAAGATGGGTAATAAAATTTTTGGACCAAGTAACGCACCAATTAAACCTTGTACAATTAATTTAACAAAGTTCAAATCCACCGCGGCTTGTATATTACCCGTTATTGCTAACCCCGACCATTCAGGGTTCTCAGTCATCGCATTTGTTAAATTATCTGCAGCGTTAACCAAATCGGTATCAGGGACGTACAATAAATTATTTATCGAATCAACAATAGAATCTGCATCGACAGGTAATTTAACATTATCACAATTTTCATATTCAACAACGCCGTTTTTAATATTAGTAACTTTTAAATCAATGTTTCTTAAATCAATGTCAGTAAACTCGAAAAAAGCATCGTCCACACCATCCAACTCAGCAACTTTAGCGACCCCACTAACATCTATTTCAGTTTTATTATCAAAACAAAGACCCAAAATTCTTTGGAGTATTAATTCAAATTTAGTCGCGTCTTCGGCTTGAACTAAACCTACACTAGCCTTTATTGAAACCGCACCTGATAATGAATTCATTATTGATGCCATAATATTATGAAAATCAACAATTTTAATTGTTTTATAATAATCAACTAAAAATTCACCAACCTTGTTAATGTTATTAACTCGGTTAGGTAGTGTGACTTTATACCAAGGTCCTGATTGACCAATATTATCAAACTCAACATATTGTATATCAAATAAATCTTGACCTGATTGACCAATATATAATTGACCATTATCAACAGAATATGGTTGACCACTTTCAATACGTTTAAATAATTCTTTATTTAAAGAAAACGGATATGTTTGAACTTGTATTGGGTCCTTTTCATATAAAGATTTACCAACCTCATCTGTTGGGTCTTTAGTTAAGATATTAGCAATATCTATTGATGGGATTTTAATGTATAAAGTTTGTGCATTAAACATTTGTTGTTGGTCACAACCAACCGCGTTTAAAGATTCATCAAGTAAAATCTCCGCAATCTTAGGTTCAATATTTTTTAAAGTTTGTATTAATAATTTCTTAACGTATTTGATAGAATTACTACCTTTACCACCAGTTACATTATTAATATCTAAAAGTTCCTCAAACTGACTTTTGATTTGTTTCTCAAAACGTTTTGTTTGGTCTTTTATATTGTTTAAAGTTTCAGTAACATTCGCCTTTTTTTCATCGAAACTTTCACCTGCCTTTTTTTTTGCAGAACTATATTGGTCCTTTAAATCGGTATATGCCTTTGTTGCAGATACCTTTTCTTGGACTTTTTTGTAATCGACATTTAAATCTAAAGACGCCATATTTATTTTTTCATTTTATAGGTATCGTCTTTTGCAATATCTCGTTCTATTAAATTCTGAATAATGTCATCATCCATATTTAAATCTGATATTGAAAAGGCTTCTGTTGATGAACTTGATTTTTCCCATATTGATGATTGTATCTTAGAAAGTGACAATTTCTTCTCAACACAGTCGTTAATAATTTTTTGTTGTTTCTCAATCACAGGACCTATAAGAGTCATATCTTCAGGTTCTTTCATCATAGCTAACATTTTATTCTGTATTCTTATAGCAGTATTTCTTTGTTCTACAAGTTCATTGTAAATTTCCTGTAATAAAGAAAGTATAGATTCCTTACTTAAATTAATTTCTTTTTTTGTTGGTCTTCCCATAACGATAAATATTAGTCCTTAATTTTTATTTTGACATTTTCTCAACCAAGTTCAAATAGATAACTCGGTATTTCTTCATTGAAGAACGAATTTCTTTCGTTGATAGATTTGTCATTTCACGTAATGACAATAGAATTATATTTTTATTAAACTTATTATTTGAATTTCCAATAAATATATTTTCATAATTTTCAAATAAATCATGTAATGCGTGACCTAATTTTATTTCATTTTCATTTAGGTTCTCCTGCTCAAGAAAAGAATCCAATTCCTGTAAAAAGTTTTTAATTACTTGAGATGGGTCAACATAATCATTATCTATTAAGTATGAAAAATCAGGGTTATTCTCTAAATTCGATGAAATATCTTCGTAGGATATTTTTCTATTTATTTCTTTTTGGTCTTTAATTATTTGACCCATCAAATAATTCTTACAGATGGTTCCAAAATAAGAATAAGCCTTCTTTTCTTTAGAAGGTTTAAACTTATCAATTTTGGTCATCAAAAACGAATGGGTGTCGGTATGGATTTCATAGAAGTCCATATCTTTACGATACAATTTATACCTTCTAATAATTGAAGATATCATTTTATCTAACGGTTTTCGTAGAAAATCATTGTAGATTTTATTTTTTTCGTCCCACGATTCGGTAGTTAAAAATCGTACTACCGCTAATTCTTCTTGAACGTCAAAATAATTTGCTTGTTTTGGTTTTCTCCCTTTTCGTTTTAAATCTGTATCCGTATTCCCTGATATAGTCAGTTCCTCACTCATTAAACAGTTTGGGGTTCGTATTTTATGGCTCTATCATTAATAAAGAAATACTCTTTCTTAGCCGACTCAACCCAAAATCTAACTTCTTCTTCAGTTAAAACTTCTTCACCATTTTTGTAATTCCAAAAAATAGACCCTTCACGTAAATTAAGATGTTTATAACCAATTTTAGGAATTGACATTATTTTAACTGAATTATGTGTCATCCTTAAGAAGAACTCATAACCAAATGTCAATTTGAATGATGGTTTTAATAAACCAAAATCAACGAATGAAGATTTTTTAATAACCATTCCTGAGATTTGGAAGTTTTGATACGTCTGAAGAGTATCATTACTTAGTATTCCCATTTCAGCTGCAATATTTAATGCAAACGTTGCTTCGTTAGTGAATCCTGCAAATTGACCTTTCTCATCTGTGTCAATAACAACAGGTAAAAATGCGTCAACATCAGGGTATGAGTTCGAATATTTAACCACATTATTGAACCATATACTTGAATACTCATCATCAAATTCAAAAAGAGAGACCCACTTAGATTCCGATGACCTAACACCATGGTTTACTTGTTCTGCGAAGTTTGGGGTTTTAGTCCAAACAATTTTATTTACTTTTAAAGTCCCAAAATCATAGTCACCCAAAAACTCAACCAATGACGTTTCATCAGTATGAACTATTACTAATTCATTAACTTGAGTTTTTTGGTTTTTAAGTGAGGTAATTGCCTTTTCAAAGTATTCGGCAAAACCGTTAGTTTTAGATGATTTAATTGGTAGTATTACTGATACATCAAATTTTTCCATTGTATATAATTTTTTAATTTTTTATTCTGTTGGTTCTAGTTTATTTAATTGTTCTTCAAAAGACACTAATCTTGTTTGGAGATATCCACCAAAAAGAGAATCGACTTCTTTATCAAATTCTTCTTTAGAACTTAATTCATTTACAGTTTCCGACATTGATTCAAACATCTTCTCGTTGATATTATCCTCTAACCAATTTTGTAAGAAATCTGCCGCGAAATCAACTACTTGGTTTTTATTGTTAATCCAAAGACCATTATCTTCATTAATCCAATGAGGTAAAAGATTAGGAACCAAACCTAAAACAGGGACACCTGATATCATCGATTCTAATGGGAATGTACCATAAGCACTTGTCTCATCAATCCAAATAGAAAGAAAACAATCTTGTAATGCTTCTGAAAATTGTTTTTCACTCAATCCTTTCATATCTCTGAAAGTAATCCATCTGTATTGAGGAAATTTAATGTAAAAACTTTTAATAATGTTCGCAGTATCTCTCTGTTCTCTTGAGTGGATAGCAATCATTGGTTTTGCTGGTAGAGTTTGTTTTTTAAAATCCTCAGAAATATATGGACGTAAAATATCAATACTTGAACTTCTCATAAGATTTGAGATGTGTTCTTTTTGGTGTTCGGAAGTTGTGATACATTTATGGAAACCTAATTGTGACCACGTTTGACCTGGTTGTAGAGTTTCTAACATATGGTCATATGATTGACATAAGACAATTTTTGCACATGGTAATTTTGTAATTTGACTCATAACAAATCCGTACAATTCAGGGATGATAATAAAATCATCAGGAGAAACCTCCAAGTTTTGACCCTCAATTGACCTATGAGGTAATTCCATATATTCCTTACCTAACCATCCTTCTACACCAACGTAGTCAGGTTTTTCATGTAACATTATAGGATTATAACCTTGTCTTGATAATGATAAACCTAAACGGTAAATATACGACACTGAAGCCTTTGCGTTACCTTTAGTATCTTGAACTAAGAGATAAAGTTTTGATTTTTTATTTCTTAGATTCTCTATTGATTGTTCTAATTTTTTAATTTGTTCTTGATTCATATTCTTAGTATTTATTTAATAATTTTTTATTTAACAAACTGTTAAAGGCCAATTTAAAAGGAATTGATAATTCATTACTTTTCATTGCCAAGGTTTCATCCACCTCTTCATTCTCAGTCATTATGACATCGACAAGGACTTTAATCATATCGTATTTAACAACACTTATGTGATTTTCAGACATTCCAGTATAATCCTCAGGTTGTTTAATCGTTGTAAATTCCTCAATTTTATCTAAGTCTAGATAATAATGGTCTCCTAATATTTTTAACATTACACGAGTTCTTTTAATTTATCCCCCAACTCTTTAATTGACTTAATTGTATGGGTGGTATTTATGGTTTTATTATATTCCGTCTCATACTTTATAATCAATTTATTTGACGGATAATCTAATAATAAAGCAGGGTTTGAAGTAAGTAAAAGGTCTATTTCATCCCACATAGAATTAATTGTATAATTACTATAGAATTTTACTTTTTCTAATTGACATCCAAACTTAGACAAGAAGAATAATGATGCGGGTTTTGATTTCCCTATTTCATCAGATACGATGATTAAATCATGATTATCTCTTAAATCAACATATACCTCATTTAAATCATTAAACGTACTATATTCAGTTGATTGAGAGTGACCAAAAATCTCCATTGGGAATTCCTCATACAAGAATGAAAACATTTCTTCATCGTTTTGGAATTTAAAATGGGACTTTAAATCTAAACTATTAACAGGTAATGACATCTCATAAACAAATTCGTTCTCAGTTTCAATACCATCAGTTTTGTCAATTAAAAATTTCTGATAAGTTTGTTCAATCTTACCAAGGGTATTTCTAAGAACCCCATTTATCTCAATCCCAATTCTCATTGCTCCTCGTATTTTTCTAATATGCTACTGATTAATGGGTTTCTTACAATATCATTTTTATCTTTAAACTCAAAGGTTGAGATATTCTTAGAGTCTCTAAATTTTTCAATTGCATCCCATAAACCACTGTGTGTTTTATTCTTGTATTTATCAGATTGTTCAACATCTCCCGAAATAAAGAATTTACTATTGAAACCAATTCTTGTCAATAAAAGTTTCATTTGACTTGGTGAGGCATTTTGACCCTCCTCAAAAATTAATATTGAATTATCAATATTCATACCTCTCATGTAAGCCAATGCAAACACCTCAATAACATCAAGGTCTTTTAATTTTTCACGAGCTTCTTTACCAATAATTTTATTCATTAAGTAATAAGAAGGGAAAATATATGGGTCCAATTTCTCCTCAACATTTCCTGGTAATGAACCTAATTTTTCTTCAGCTTCAACCGCAGGTCTAACGATGATAATTTTTTCGTAAGGTGTTGTTGGGTCTGAGATTAAGTCGATTGCTGCTTTCATGGTAATGTAACTTTTACCAACTCCCGCGGGACCTGAACAAATCGTTATCTCACTTGAGATTAAAGTATCGTAATACTTTTTTTGGTTATTGGTTAAGAATTTTTCTTTAGTTTTTTTCTTAACAATTTCCATAATCAAATCTTTTCTGTTAACGTGTTTTCTTGGTTCTTCAGAATTTTGAGTTTGATTTGTTTTTTTTCTTTGTGTCATAGACGTTTTTAATATAAATTTATGTCATCATAAATAATTGTAAACTCCTAATGTATTTTAGTGAATACGTATAAGATGATTAACTAATCTATTAAGGTTTTGATAAAAAAATGGTAACAATGTTTGAGAATAGTCATGTCTTTCCCCTATCATGTTTTTCTCATCTTTACCTCTTGACTGACTTTCAAAATGATACGAAACTAAACTACCGTCAAAATAATTTTCATATCCCATTAAGAGACATTTTGCGTTAAGTTCTACATCTTCAAAACAAGTTGTATAATTCTCATTATAACTCCCACATTTTTCAAAAACATTTTTTCTAATCATCATTAACGCTGCCGTATTACCAAATACTTTTTTAAATGATACAGGATGGTTATAATATGATTTTATATTATCGTGACCTAAAATAATTTGTTGTCGACTATTAACTCCTGCGAACACACCCCCATGTTGTACGGTATTATCTTCAAAATGTAATCTACAACCAACAGTTCCTGTTTTAGGGTGTTCTTTCATGATTTTTAACATACCATAAATGACGTTGTTTAATATTTTAATATCATTATTACAAAACAACAAAAATTCATATTTGTTATCTATATGATTTTTGACAACATCATTATTTATTTTAGCGAAATTATAATAATCGTATTCAATTAGAGTTATTTGTACCTTTGTTGAGTTTTCGGTTATATAATTTTTTATTTCGGAAATCTCGTCCTCGTTTGACCCAGTATCTGCAACGAAAATATGATAAAGTTGCGAGTTGGAATGTTCTATAAATGAATCTATACATTGTTTTAATAAATTAACTTTCCCTTTTGTCGGGATTATTACTGCAACACTACCAACATTTTTAATTGGTTTTTCTTTAATTTCGGGAGTATATATTTTATTCGGTAATAAGTCTAATGGTAATTTTTCTTTCCATTTATTTAAAAATTTATCCTTACTTTCCCAAAATTCTTGGTTTGGTTGACCTACCGATTTATGAGTTATTTCAAATGAAGATGTTACACCAATTTTTACATTATCTAAATAATTTGGAATACAAAACCCATGGTCGTAAAAATGGAACTTTCCATAAGATTCATCAAAAGTATGTTTGATTTTTGTTTTGTCAAATGATATAAACAAACCATCAATTGTTACTACGGGAATTAAAAAAGGTAGTTTAGGGGAATATTGACTTAACCATTTTTTTTGGTTTTCAGGATGGTGATACACTTGTCCCACCATTGTTTGTTTCATTTTTTCCCAATAAACTCCTGATTCGGGAAAATAACATGAACCAGCCTTTCCAATTATACCGAATTCGGGGTTAATGGAAAAATCCTCTAATAGTTTTTTACCCCAATTCTTCTCAAGTTTTATATCGTTATGACAACAAACTATTATATCATGAGAGGACTCTTCAATACCCTTATTATATAATTCCGATAATGAATATTGGTTGTTATTATTATATTCAATGATTTGAACATCGGGTAAACCAACTGTCTGTAATAAGTGTCGTTGGAAATTGGAATTATATTCGAAATCCTTATGAGTTGAGTATATTATCGTTATCATATAAAAAGTTCATTGCGGTTAAATCTTCAACCTCGTTAAAATTATGTGCCTCGAAATCTTTCATAGTTCGTCTATGTTCTAACAATGGAGTGTCGGCTCTACCTCGATTACATTTTTGTGTAAATTCTTCTTTAGTTTTACCAAAGTAATGATTTAATTGGGCAATATCATCATCACCATTTTCATTAAATGGTCCCATAAACAATCTTTTATTTGTGTCTGTTGATGGTTTATTAAAAGGATTATGAACATCCATTATAATATTACTTGATAATTTAATAATGGATTTAACATGATTGTTAATAGATTTTTGACGTTTTGTAAATCGTTTAAGAACACTGTATTCGTTATTTACTCGTTGATGACCATTGTCACCAAATAAAACCCAGTTAACACCTATTGAGTGATAATCTAAATAATCTGAGATAAAATCTTTAACATTTTGATGTTTTTTTAAAACTAAAAATTCATCAATATCAAAAAATGCCGCCCAATCATATTTTGTATAATTGTTTTGAATAAAATGGTGATAAGCTTCTCGTTGTTTATTAACACCGTCAAAATCTATTGTAATAACGTTAGGTTCGTCAATAGAACACCTCCAATCATTTTGATAAATAATAATATCATCAAAACCAAGTTTTTTATTATAATTTATCCATTCTTGGATATACATATCCTCGTTTTTTGCTATACAAACTAATGCAACCTTCATAATGTTATATTTTAACCCACCATTGTTGTCCACCAACAACATTTATTTTATCCCCAAATATTTCATCAACGGCTTGCATTACCCCTGGCCAACCGATAACATAATCGTCCCCACATAATACTCCACCTTTTTTCACTTTAGGTAACCAATTTTTAATATCTTCAATAACAAATTCATATTCGTGGGAGGCATCAATATAAACAATATCGAAATATTCATCACTATAGTTTTTAGATTCAGAAATTGAATCATTTTTAATAAGTTCTATTTTATCTAAAATTGGTTTTAAATTTTCCAAAGTAATACCATGGTAGTTAATTGTTTTATCGTGTTCAGTAGACCCCTCAAAATGGTCAATTGCTTTATATTCGTATTCAAGGTTTTCATTAATTAATATAGTATTCCACATTGAAGTCCCTCGACCTTGGTAAACACCTATTTCGGCAATTTTTATTTTTTGATTGGTATTAATCAAAGGTAAAATTGTTTTAAGTAATTCACCTTGTTCAGATTCCGAAGACCATCCTTCGATATTATGATAAAAATGCTCCATATTATATTCCTGTTGAACCGAACCCATTATCTCCTCGGTCTTTTTCGTTTATTTTATTTTTTTGTACTAAATTAACCCATTTACCATTAACAACAGGACAAAGGACTGCTTGTCCTATTTTCATACCTTTAGTGATTGTTACAGGATGATTATTCGTATTAAAAATAATTCCTTTAACTTCACCCGTATAACCATTATCAACAGTCCCTGGAGAATTTAAAATCATTAGTCCTTGATTAATAGCTAAACCGCTTTTTGACCTAACTTGAATTTCGTATCCGTCTTTAATGTCAAATGACAATCCTGTCGGAACTAACGCTCTCCCAAATGAGGGGATAATTACCTCCTCAATAGCATGTAAATCAAACCCCGAATCTGTTTCGTAATTATATTTTGGTGTATACGCTTCAGGATTTAATTTGATAAACCCTAAATCTAATTGTGGCGTATAGTTCTCCATTTCCTCTTCTAATGATTTCATATCAAGACCATGTTCTTGTAATATTTTGTCATAGTCTAACTCAGAATCATCGGTTTGTAATAGATATTCTTGTAGTTTTTCTGATTGTTCTTTTAGTGAATCTAAATTCATTATTCTAATTCTTTTAATTTTTTAATAACATCAATTAATACTTGAACATCTCGTTCACAGTATTCAGATATTTCTTTTAACATACTCTTTTCCCAATAACATTCGTGAACTTTATCTCCTGTAACATCTCCGTCCTTAGGTGATGGAACTTCCATACAAGTACACATTAAGTCTAAAGAACCAATTGATGTGTAGGACCCGTATTGCCAAATTTCTTTGGTATCGATAGCCTTAATTTCCCATGGTTTTGTGTCGTAAGACGGTAAAATTGATGGTGGTAATAAACCATTAACAATCATACGTTTTGCCAACATAGGGATATCAAAATTCTTCAAGTTATGACCACATAAAAAGAAGTCTAATTTACCGCATCTTTCAAGTAGTTTCTGAACACCTTTTAATAAAGTTTTTTCATCATCGTCAGAAAATGTTTGTGATTTAGTTTCTCCGTTATCCATAACGAATGCGACACTAACACAAACTATTTTAGCGAACTCGGGAACAAGTGCCGCTCTTCTTTTAAACATATAATTTTTAGAATCAATGTCTACCGACGCGTCTTCAGGGAATCTTTTTTGGAACCAATCAAAATATTTATCAAATTGATTTGCAATTTCAGGATTGAAGTTTTGACATGAGTCATAGTCAGGACATGCTCCAACCGTCTCAATGTCCAAAAATAAAATTTTGGTAATAGGTATTTTAATCATAAATTATTTAATTAAAGATTTGTAAAATTCTGCTCTTGTTTTAGTTACAACTCTAAGGTCATAAGTGTCTTTAACAGTTTCATAAAGACGTTCACCCATATCAGTAATCAAATTAGGGTTGTTAACCAATTTCTTAATAAACTTACTCCAATCTCCATGGTTTCTATTTTCTTGGACCAACATAGCATTACCATCAACAAATTCACCATTTTTTAAACAGTGTTTAAGGTCGATAGTATAAGGACCAACCTCAGAAGCAATTATCGCTTTTTTATAGAACCCCGCCTCAATAACTTTAAGTTGAGACTTCATTCTATTAAAGATATGATTTTTAATTGGTGCTAATGAAATGTCGAATTTAGAATAATTCATTGCGTATGATGTAACGGGTTTTGTCCAAACCCGTTGGTATGGTAATGAAATTCCTGAATCATAATTACTTTCTTTAAATTCCATTAGGAAGTTTTTATAATCGTTACCAATTATCTTATAGTTGTCTGTGAAAATTTCTTCATATTTCGACCAAACAGTTTCTTCAGGTTTAATAGGTCTTTGATTCTTTTCACCTGTCTGTTTATTAATCTCGGTGATTGTTCCTCTCGTATCAAAACCACACAAAACATATTGTATTTTTTGAGTTAGGTCATTATTTTTAGAAACAAAACCATTCAATAATTTTAAATCGTGTAAGTGAGAAGAACCTCCTAACCAACCAATTCTAATTCTATCAGACTCCTCTGAAGGTTGTTTAAACTGAGATTCATTTGGGTCTATTGCGTTAGGTAATACTATTACGTTTTTATTAACTTTACGGATTTCATTAGCAAATAAAACTGTTGTAGTTGTAACATAATCAGCTTCTCGTAAATTAGCAACAATTTTTTCGTGTATCTTGTCTTGAACAATGATACTATGTATTGGGTGTTCCATAGTTGGTAACCAATAATCATCAATATCTACAATAGTTATAATTCCCATAGATTTTAGGTTCTTAATAATCATTGGGGTGTGTTCATATATGTTTCCAATATTTCTATGGACATGAACTATTTGATACTGTTTCCAATAATTTGGGTCATTAATCCTCGGCTCATAATCGATATCTACATGGAAGTCATCATTATACATGTTTTGTAACATTACGTGAGGGTCCACAGAACGAAATTTACCCACACCTGTTTTATCTGAAGGGAGTACTAATACTTTAATCTTTTGTGTCATAGTTTTCTTTTATTAAAAAAATATAACACGAAAAGGATAGATTATCAACTGTACTAAATAAAAAATCCCCACCGTTAAGTGAGGACCATATTTTTGTTTTTAAAATTATTGTACTTTTCTAATTTTAGTTACCTTACCTTCAAATATGTGTTTACCTACTTTAAATGAGATAGTTTCATTTGATTTACTAGTTGATTCTGTTAATAAACCATTTTCAGATAAAACTTCTTCAACCACTTCTCTCATCATCTGTCTCATCATTTTCATATCGATAGAAGATGACTGTTGTTGTGTTTGAGGTTGTTGTTTTGTTTGAGTGGGATTACTACCCGTATTCATTAATCTACTTGCTTTCTCAACTAAGTCATTTGATAACGATGGTCCCGTCATTGAATCAGGTTGACTAATAGGGTGTTCAATCATTAACATTTTAATCTCATCAGGTAATTTTGACGACATGATTCTTTCTTTAGATGATGATTGAGGCATTGGGTTCATTGGGATGTTACTTTCTTGTAAAATGTCGGATGGTAAATTATAATTTGCCGTTGGAGCCGAATAATCTTCTACCATTGGTGCGGTTAATACATTTCCTTGAACACCATTTCTTGGCATTTCACCGTGTTTTTCCATAATTTTTTTAGATACCATTAACCTTTGTATCAATTCATTTTCGTTTGTCATATTTCATTATTTTCTTCAGGTGTATTTTCTTCAGGTGATGTTTCCTCAGGTGTGTTATCGAAAACCGCATTAATAATTATTCTATTCATACTTCTATCACCATTTGGGTTATACCCAGGTCTTAGTTCATTAAATGATTCTCCTGATGGTTTGAAAGAAAGAATTTTATCAACTCTAAACATTCTCCATCCTGGTAAAGGTTGTTCACCTTTATAAGCGGTATGAGAAGAACCTTCATCATCCCAAGCTCGTAAAACAGGGTTATCCGATTTACTATACCCAAGACATACAGGTTCAACTGACCTTAATCCTCGACCTCCTGGTTCATCCCCGTCATAATAAATCACTATTTTTTGTTTTTTCTTAATAGCATCAACAATAGAATCGATAGACGCTACCTCTAAAATAAGTGATTTAGTAATGTTGTAAAGTTTCATCACGCTGAAGGTGTTGTGTAAGGGTTTGTTGGTTTATATTCATTAATAACGGTTTCTGCCTTTCTCTCAAGAATGTCTTGAATTGCTCCTGCCGATTGATTATATACATCTAAATCACCACCTGTTCCTTTACCTTTAGTATCACCATCAGCAATAGCATCAGGGTTAACAGATGAATATTCATATGCGGTTTGTTTATAATCGTTTTTAGGGATTAGTTTCGCTCTCTCCGCTTCTGCGATTGCGGACAAATCATTTTTTGGTTGTTCAAAATTTAAAGGTTCAATTGTTGCCATCTTAAATTATTTTTTTCATTATGTCGTTTATTCTTCTCAAGCTTTCGGTAACCTGTAAATCGTAATCACCAATACTTGTTTTATGACTTTTACTTGGTCTATTCATATCCGTAATACCATCTTTTTCATGTGTTTGGATGAATTGATTTGGTAGTACTTCTGATTTATTTTGTTTAGTTGTGTGGATACCATCTCTCATGGTCCCCAAAGTATTATGAACCCAATTCTTTACGTAGTGACCACCATTTAAAATATAGGGTAATTCGTTTTCATGACCGTCAAAACTATCAAACCAATTCTTCATTCGTTTTAATTGTTGGTAACTAACTTCACGAGTATCTCTTAAATCCTTGTTGCGTTTGTAACCTTCAGTGTTTTCATCGGCACCATGTGCAGAATCAAAACATTGACCTAAATAGTTTAACACATCTTCAGGTAAGGGAACTTTATGTCCGTATAAATCCTTATTCACTTGTCTTTAATATACTGATTAATTTATTAATACTAATACCTTCTTTATCCGCCAATTTTTTAATTGACTGTAAGTTCTTAACTAGTATTTTACTAACACTATTATTTTCATTCTCTCGTCTAACAACATCAGAATTCTCTTTTGATTTTTTAGAAAGAATATCCTCTACCATCTTAATCATTTGTTGTTTTTCCTGTTCCTCAATACTTTCTTTTTCCGATAGACGTTGTCTTAATTTACCGTTTTTCTTTTTCGCTTTAGGTAATTTGCCTAATTCCTTAGCTCTATGAACTGAATTTTCAACACCCATTTTTTTAAGAGTTTTAACGGTGTTGTTAAAATCCATGTCTTGAGTTTCCTCAAAACCAAATGCGTCCGAATAATCAATTTCTGATACTACATTTTCATCCTCTTCTTCACTTTCACCGTAGTACACTCTAAACCCTCTTGTAATTGGGTCATTAGAAAATCTTGACATTGTTACCGTTTGGTCCATAGTCTTTCTTGGGTGTAACGCCTGATTTAGGTATGGTGTTCTCGCACTTAAAAAACCTCCATCGGCATCAATTAATTCATCGATTTCGCCAGACTTAGTAACATCGTCTAACTCCTTATCAATTTCTTTTTTTGAAACTTTTTTCTTAGAAGTTAAAAACTTATTCATAATATTTTTAACATTTTTTGAATCCTTCTTTTTGAAATCTTTTTTATCATCTTTCTTTCTTGATTCGGTTAATGTGTCGGCAACAGAGTAATATAAAGAGATTTTGTCACCTTTATCCTTAAGAAAAAAGTAACAATTGTTATTGAAGTATTCTTTATTAAAATTAATCATGTCTTTTTTATCAATAAATACTTCGTTTTAATGTATTTATCATAAAAAAAGATGCCGAGTCAAAATATAAATCAATACGTGTATCCTAACCTATTTCCAAAACTTGCTTTGGAAAGTCACGACATGTCTTTAACATCGGATGAGTTAGGTTTTAATCAAGAGGTTGTTTTTTCACCTTATTTGATTGCACAGACTTATGGTAACCGACTTCCTTTTTACTTTGATATTAATAATAGTGAAACGGTACAAAATCTAAATTTAACTTATAAAAATTATAATCGAAATAATATTTTTGTTTCTCAGAACTATTATAACCCCGATAAAAAAGACTTAACTTGTTTTACAGGGATGAGTTCTTGTGACATTGGATTAACAGGAATAGATAATGGTTTAGTTACTCAAATGACGGGTCAGACTATTACATTCACTAATGGTTTATTACCTGACACATTAAAATTTGATAGGTTAAGTTTTGACAGAAGATTAAAATTATTTCAAGTAACTGGAAACACATCAAACAATATTAGATTCTCAGGGTTCGATAAAACCATTCTATATGAGGTTGTAAGTAAATACAGTCCTTATGAAGGTAAATACCATGAATTATATGGTGGGTTTTATCAAGGATTTTATAAGTTATTTGGTTATGATTATGAAATTTTTCCTGAAAGAATGAACAAAGGATGGGCGGTTGAGATGATTCTAAAACCAAGACTATTCAATGAATATACACCATTACCAAACGAAACAACCTTAAATGATTTGTACCCTGGTAATAAAAATACTTTCTTTTATTTCGGGACTCGAGCGGAAAATAAATTCTATCATCATGCTGATGGTACTCCAAATTGTTTTACAGGTTATACAAGAGTTACGTCTCCTTTAACAGGTTTAAGTACTTGTGCATGTTGTAATAAAACAATCACAGATAGTCGTTGTATCTATGTTTACCCTCCAAGGTCTGTTGATGGTAAACATGACCCACATATTAATTACGGTTGTAAATTATGTAATGGTGATAAAACAAAAAGTTTAACATGTGGTTGTAATTGTGGTGATTATGGTTGTGAGGATTGTGGATGGGAATGTCAAACACATGTTTGTCCTCCTGAACCATCACCTACACCAACCCCAACACCGAGCCCAACGCCTACAAGTGACGGGTGCATCCCAAAACCTGTGTGCACACCAACATGTACAACATGTGATACTTGTACAGATTGTATTGATTGTGCATCTACAGGTTATACTTCAGTCGAAGATACTTGTGAAAAAGACCCGTTATATGACGCAATGTCAAACGCGTTATCTTTTAGACTTTGTGGTGACCCAAAAAACCCACAAATTGGTGTAAAAGTTTTAAGGTTTACAGGTGATTGTACAACAACAGGTTCTTGTTCTACATCAGGAATAACATATACAACAGGTTATACGGTAACTGAATATTGTACACCACCAATTTATCCAAGATGTCAAAAAGAAAATCCTGCTTGGTTAGAACAAGAACATTGGTTCCAACTTGATGCGGTATGGGAGAGATATACATGGTTGGATTACTGCGATTTAAATTATAGGGGTGGTTTAGGTGACATAACAAAAGAATTTTATCTTGAGTCATTAGCCAATAATACTACTTCATTAGTAACTGCACAATATACTCATTCAGGAACAACTCCACCACAACAAATCGAACTTGTTAATTTAAACGAGAAATGGTTACTTGATAAACATTATAGAAAAGGTAGATTAAAATTTTACATTAACGGTAAAATTTTCCATACGTTGGAGGATTTTGAAGAACTTATTCCAAGAGCGTTAAACACTGATAAAGAAAAACAGGTTGGTGTTCCGTTTAATGTATCGTGGGGAGGTGGTACTCAAGGACTAAGAGAGAATTTAACGTTCTCATCTATGACATTACCATACGGACCTTATATTCAAGACCCTGAATGTCTCCCAATTAATGATTTAACAGGTACAACATTTAACGGTTTAAAAACAAATATTCAAATAGAACAAAACTTTGCTGGTAACTTTGAAGGTGGAATTTCCCAATTCAGAATGTATGTGGAACCATTATCAGCACCTGAAGTAAAACACAACTTTAAATTATTAAAGAATATCTTTAGGATGTTTAATCCTGATTGTCCTGATTGTTCGACTGATGTTTGTTTAACTGATGATTTCACTTATGACATTGTTGAAAACCCACAACAATTAGGAAGAATACACATTCCTGATAACAGAGATAACAAATATTTGATTGAGAATAAATTAACTTTAAAACCATCATTACTAACCTCAAAAAATTGGGAGGACAATATTTGGTGGGGAAACCAAGGTCAGACACCTATGTGTGTTGGATATGCTTGGGCTCATTGGATTGAGGATGGCCCAATTACTCACAAGTCAAAAACTCGACCTGTTGTTTCACCAATTCTAATTTATAAAGAAGCGCAAAAACTTGATGAATGGGTTGGGGAAAATTATGATGGAACATCTGTTAGAGGTGGTGCGAAATATTTAAAAAAGACAGGAAAGATATCATCATATCTTTGGACATTCGACCTTAATGTTATGATTAATACTGTTTTAACAGTTGGTCCTGTTGTAGTTGGTACTAATTGGTATAACACCATGTTTTATCCTGACCGTAATGGTCTATTAAGAGTTGGTGGTAGAGTTGCAGGAGGTCATGCTTATGAAATAAATGGTGTTGACACGGTTAAACAATTATTTAGAATCAAAAATAGTTGGGGTAGAACTTGGGGTCAACAAGGACACGCATATATATCGTTCTCTGATATGAGAAGATTAATTAACGAAAACGGTGAGGTTTGTTTAGCCGTTGAAAATAGATTTTAAAAAATGAGTCAAAGTATTATTATACGAAGTATTAACTACGATGGAGAAATGGCAAACATCCTCTTCAACCCATACGGGGAAGAAACTGTTTTTAACTTAGGGGACCATAACCTCCCATTCGTATTTAACCCTTCATTATTAGAACCACCAAAAGATGTTTATGGTACATACACTATTTTAGTATTAGGTTCCGATTGCCCAAATTTTTTAAATGTCCCAAGACCTACACCTACACCTACACCAACTCCGAGCGTTACTAAAACATCAACACCTACTGTTACCCCAACAATTACCCCAACACCTACATTTGACCCTTGTAAAGTTCCAACTCAAACACCAACAGTAACTACAAGTCCAACGGTAACACCAACAATGACCATGACACCTAGTCAAACTTGTACTAATCCTTGTGGATGTCCTGAACCAAGTAAAACACCTAAACCTCGTAAAACACCTACACCTACACCAAGTGCCACAAGTGGGTACTGTTATCCTACTCCAACACCTACACAGACAATAACTCCAACAAATACTATAACACCTACACATACTGCGACGCCGACTATAACACCAAGTACATCACCATTAACATGTGATTTTACTTATGAAATTTTAGATGTGACAAATACCCCAACTCCAACCCCAACAATTACACCTACAATATCATTAACTCCCACAATGACCCCAACTAACACCATTACACCAACCCCTACGGAAAGTCTTACACCAACCCCTACAGTTACACCTACTGAATCATTAACACCAACTCCAACACCTACCATTACTCCAACCAATACCCTAACACCAACACCAACAATAACACCTACGGAATCATTAACACCAACGCCAACACCAACAATAACTCCTACGGAATCATTAACACCAACACCAACACCAACAATAACCCTCACACCAACCTCAACCTTAACCCCAACACCTACGCCTACACCATATAGAAATTTCTTAATTACAAATTTAGATACTGATGGTTGTGTTGTTTCATCTATTGGAGCTAATTTCAGTACGATGTTTAATTTCTCTTATCCAATTATAAATGGACAAAGTGGTAACGGATTCTTGTATTCAAACATTGTAGGAGACTATATGACTTTTACAATAACAGGAGGTACTGTTAATGGTGTTAATGTTTATGAGAATGGTATATTGACTAGCGGATTTACAGGATTTGACCCAGTAACGTACACCTACTATCTAACTCAAACTATTGGTGATAATGATTTATTGTACGTTGAGGTATTTAACCCTTTAAATCCACCGAGTCCAACCCCAACAATAACCCCTACAATTACACCAACTCAAACAATAACCCCTACAATTACCTCAACTCAAACATTAACCCCAACACCTACCTCGACTCAAACATTAACTCCAACACCTACCGAAACTTTAACCCCTACCCCGACTATCACACCAACTGAAACATTAACTCCGACTCCAACTCCGACCGATACAGGAAGTTATCTATTACAAGCAAATGGATTCTTCGTTTTACAGGCGGATGGGTCAAAGATTATAATAACATAAAGTATTTATAAAATAAAAAGAAATGCCGAATTTACCGATATCCTCATTACCCGAATTAACCGCAATCACCTCAACTGCAGAATATGTTGTTGAGCTTTCAGGTACAACTTATAAAATAAAACAAGGAACATTATCACCTTTACCAACTGTTTATGGTTTATATTCTCAAACCGCAAATAGTGTAACGGTTAGTGCAACAACGGTTGAGTCGACATTAATTGATGGTGGTGTTGGTACGTTAACAGTGCCTGCAAACGGATTTAAAATTGGTGATAGTTTTAGGGCCGATTTTGGCGGGTTAATATCCGCTAAAAATAATGATACAATTAGAATTAGAGTTAAAACAGGGTCGGTCATCCTTGCTGATAGCGGACCTCAAACTATGGTATCATCAACAAATGATGTTTGGCAATTTTCAATAAATTTTACGGTTAGGACTATAGGTGGACCAGGAGTTGCTTCAATGGTATCGTTAGGAGTATTCCATACAGAAAAACAATCAAACGGTACTCCAAGAGGTTTTGCGTTTAATACAGTAAATAATACAACATTTGATACCACCGTTTCAAATACTTTAAATGTTACTGTTGAGTTTAGTAGTAACAGTGGTTTAAACTCAATTTACTCAGATATATTCGTTTTAAATAAAATTTATTAATGAGCACTGTTTTACAAATATTATCTAATAACTATAGTGGACAGTCCGCTGATATAACCTTTTATCCTTGTTCAGGTGGGATTATTAATATAGGAACCGTTACGTTACCCTACAACTATTATAGTGATGATTTTACAGGATTGTATTCGATATATATACCTCATTATGATAAAACATGTGAAGTTGATGTCCCGTGTACCTCAACGTTATATCTGACAAATGAATCAGGAAATAGACTTATTTCTGAGAATGGGTTCTATATAATCGTAGAATAAAGTATTTATAAATAAAAAAAGAAAATGCCTAATATTAAAATATCACAACTTCCTTATGTCGGTAAAACGGGTTATACCTCTAACGACATAGTTCCTTTTGTTAGTTACATAAATCCAACGGGTACTACAAGTGAAACTAAAATAGATGACATAAAAGATTATGTTTTAGACAATTCATTTGTACAAAACGTAATTAAAGTTGGTAAAGGTGGTGATGTTGATTTTACATCTTTAAATGATGCAATACAATCAATTACAGGTTCCTCAGATAGTAATAGGTTTACAATTCAAGTCGGACCTGGAGTATATGTTGAACCTCCAATGAGTTTAATTGGTAAAGAATACGTTAGTATAGTTGGTGATGATATATATTCGGTTGTTATTGTACCTGATAATCCATCAAATACTATAATACGACTAGGTAATACGAGTTATATCTCATTTTTAACAATTAGTGGTGCAACTTCAGGGGTCGGTATTTCGTGTGATAACTTAGGAGGTTTTGCTTTAGTACATAAAATATCAATGTACGATAATGATGTACAAATTACTGTAATCTCAACAGTTGATAATACACAATTTTATGGGGAATATATAGATTTAAATGGGTACTATAGTTACGGTGTATATGTAATTGCACAGTCAAATTACCAAGCATTTGCTAATTTAGAAAATCACTTTAACTTCCCATCAGGAAACCCGACAATTGCAAACTTTTGTCAAGGACAAAATTCTGTTTTGAGTTTTGATAGTGGTAGTGCGATTGGTGTTGGAGTACCTGGGTCAGTAGCCTTTTGGCTTGAAGACAGTTCTCAAATGACAATGTCCAATTCTAATATTGTAGGTTGGGATGTCGCAATTAGAATTGCAAATAATGGGGGTCCATCAACATTTGATATTGATGGGGTTAGTATACGTGACTCGGTTACATATGATTTATCGGTTGACCACATTGATACTCAAGGAACTATACAAGGTAGTTTATCTCACCAGTTAATTAGTAACGTTTCAGAAAACGTTTATTGGGGTTTTTTAGACCATACGGATGGTGAGTTTGATATTACAAGAAAACTTTCAGTAACATTTAAAGACGGAACACACACTGATTTATCGACCTTAATTTTTGAAGGGGGTACAATGGGTGTTCTTGAGGGTGGTGTTATTACAATAGTAAGTGGACTTACTTTTAGTATTTCTGAGGGGTATGGATATTTGGAAAGTATTATTGATAATGGTATTATCAAAAGATACGATTGGTTAGATACTCAACACACATTATTACCAAAACAAAACCAATACATTTATATTAATAATAACGGAATTTTATCTAATTCAGGTACAAGACCAAACTCAATTTACAATATTGTACTTGGTAGAGTTGTAACAAATTCTACTAATATAATAATGATTGACGCAAGTCCATTACAAGCATCGCATACTTCAAACTTATATGGTAATTTATTTAGAAACGCATTAGGACCAATTTATGACTCAGGCTCAATTGTAACTGAAAATAATACCGTTTACCATTTAGATGTTACAGGTGGGGATTATTACTACTCAACAAATGAATACTTACCAAGTGGTGGAACTGATATTACATTTACAATGTATTATGGTGATGGCACTACAGGTTGGACAACCTCGGCAACAACTGAAGTCGTTAATGGATGGGATGATGGTAGCGGAACTATTGCTCCATTACCTACAACAGGATTTACAAAACATACATTATATGTTGTTGGTGAAGGAATAAATGAACAATACTTTTTAGTTTTAGGTCAAGAGAAATATACAAGTTTAATTGAAACTGAAAATGGTTTATTACCGATTCCACCGACTTACTTTGAGGACTCGGTGACTCAGATTGCGTCTATTTATATACAACAAGGACAACCAAGTATTGTTCAGATTGAGGATATTAGACCTGTAATTGGTTTTAAAGCAGGTGGAGTAAACGCATCTTCATTACACGCCAATTTATTAGGATTGAGTGCGGATGACCACACACAATATCTTTTAGTTGATGGTGGTAGAGCTATGGAAGGTGACCTTGATATGGGTGGTAACGACATACTAAATGTTGATAGGATTCTAAGTGATAACGTAACATCAACAAGTGTATCTGCAACAACTTATTATAATTTACCTATTGACCCTGATACATATGTTACAGGTTTTACATATAATAACAACGTTTTCACGGTAAAACAAAACAATGGTCAACCTGATTTGACCGCGGTTATTAATTCAGTAACAGGATGGACAGTTAATGGTAATTTAACCGTAACAGGTGATACATCAGTACAAGGATTAACCGCAACAACAATCTCCGCAACAACTTATCAGAACTTGCCTGTTGACCCTAATACATTTGTTACGGCATTTACCTACAATAACAATGTTTTCACTTTAAAACAAAATAATGGACAACCTGATTTAAGTACAACAATTAATACTGTGACGGGGTTAACAGTTAATGGTGATTTAACTGTAACAGGAAATACATCAATGAAGTCAGTTACTGCGACAACAGTAAGTGCATCAACCGTAACTATACAATCAACAAATGTTCCACCAACTCCAACCGTTTCAACACCATTCATTGACAATTATGATAGGGTAACTTTATCCCCAGGAGGGACACCATCTTTAACGTATACGAATACAAATACAGGTGGAGGAAATTCTACAATAGTAACAAATTATTTAAACTTAAATAATGGAACTCCTGCGGGTCAGTCGTACACAACGGTCCCACTTTCAGGATTTGGTTCACCATTTAACCCAACGTTATCTAGTAATAACCCATTATCCACAATTGAATGGACTTTCAATTTAAGGACTAATAGAGCCGCAATATTTGCGGGATTTGGGGCTTCCTCATACGGTGGAGCGGTAGTGTTAGTAGGGTCAAACACTAACTTACAAAGTGCGGGTAGTGGTTACGCATTAGTCTATGGTACGACAGGTACACGAAATTGGAAACTTGTTAAATATAATAATGGTCTTGCGGGAACTCAAACAGATATCATTACTGGTGGACTTTTCTCAGGTAACACAAATTATGTCAGTGCTAGAATTTTATATACACCATCAACAAATACTTGGTCGTATTATTTTAGAGATGATGGACCAACTGCTTGGGCGGACCCAACCACAACTAATACATTAATAGGTTCTGCAGTTGATAGCACATACACCTCAACACTTATGAGTGTTTTTGGAGTATTTTTTAACTACTCCACCGCGGCATCACAAAATTTACAATTTGATAATTTAAGGGTACAACAAAGTATAACCCCTAGTGCATCTACCGTAGATTCGGTAGTGGTAAAAAATTATGTAGGTAGTGAGGTCTTCAAAGTAAAAGATGACGGTACAACAACTATGTCAGGGACTGTAACTTCATCAATAGGGTTCTTTGGTTCTTTTTCAGGTACTCACTTAGGTAATGGAAGTTCCTTAACTTTAGGTCAATCAGGTGTAATGGTTACAGGTACGACCGCGTTAACTGTTACAAATGCAACAACCGCGTTGACTTTAATTCCAGGTTTATCAACAACAATTACAGTTTCGGGTCAAACCATGGTTTATATACAAACAAACGGTGGAGTCAATACTACTGCAACAACATCTACGGGTGGTTCGGCCTTAGATATTGGAATTTTAGTTGATGGTGCGGTATTAGCCGCAGGGGGGTATCAGAGAATATACGCCGACAACCCAACGGCAAATGCAACAGTTACCAACTGGGTAGCCAATTGGAATACTTCGGTACTACTTACTTTAGCGGCGGGTTCACATACTATTGAGGTAGATGCCGTTTATGTTGCAGGTTCTACCGCAACTGTTAGTGGTGGTAGTGGGGCAATAAAACAAGGTACATTATCAGTAATGGTTTTAAAAAGTAATTAATATGAATTATACAGATTGGAACGGATTAATAATAACCCTTTTTCAAAATGGGTCTGAATTAAATAAAAATTTAATTATGAGGGTCGACATTGAGAAGATGAATAATTTAATAGTTAAAACGTTATTAATTGATGTTTTATCTATGATGACATCCGAAAATTTAAAAACACAAACTAACTCAGATTTAACCTCAAATTGTAACAATTGGGATGAGATGAGTTTGTCTTTATTTTTAGATAATGTTTTATATGGAAATATTATTTTAAATAGAATAGAATTTACAAGTAACTTGATAGACTCAAATGATTTTTTATATAATAAATTTATAGAATTATCAGGGATAGTAATAAGTGATACTCAAATAACAAATTAAATTTATGTGTTAAGAACACCATTTTTACTATTAAATAATGATTGAAATAACAGGGGCAACGGGCTCAGGGCCATATGATATTATTATATGTGACATTACGTTGACATATTGTTACCCCGTTGCTTATTCTGTCTCAATTCCACCAACATATTACGCAACAATTCCATCTGAACTTGAGGGGGTTACTCAAGTTGCGGTTCAATTAATTGATTCTTTAGGTTGTCCTTGCGTTCAGATATGTGATTGTCCAATACCGTCAGTTACACCAACGTTAACACCTACGGTTACGCCGACAATGATTGTTGAATGCAATTGTATTACATTTGAAAACACTTTATCGGACCCACAAGATTATACATATACAAATTGTGATGGAACTGTGATTTACGGTTCTATTTATGGTGAAACTTCACTTTATGTTTGTGGTAAATTACCAAGTACAAATAGTGAATATGTTAATATAACAATCTCTTCATTTTGTGTTGGAGGTTCTTGTCCTCCACCAACACAAACACCAACACCAAGTATCACCCCAACAAATAGTTTACCACCAATTACTGGTATTTTTGAAGACTGTTGTGACCCAACAAATATAATGGCTATTACAACAATACCATTTAGTTTTTATCCTTTATCAGGAGTTTATTACGTTGAGAGTTCAGGATTTAATGGTTGTGTGAATTTATTAACAACAACATTCTATGATAATGTTTATACTTATGTTGACGCAACAACCTTTATTGATTGTATGGATTGTCAAATATCATACCCATGCTCAACTCCTACACCAACAATGACCCCAACTAATACCACAACCCCTACATTTACACCGACAAATACCCCAACAATGACAGAAAGTCCTACACCGACACTTACTCAAACTATTTCACCAACAATAACTCCTACAAATACAATTACCCCAACGTTAACTCCTACAATAACCCCAACAAATACATTAACCGTTACTCCAACTAATACAATTACTCCAACTAATACTATCACACCTACAAATACGATTACACCAACTAATACTATCACACCAACCCATACAATTACCCCAACAAATACTATCACACCTACAAATACTATCACACCTACAGTAACTCCAAGTATTTCATTGACACCTACTCAAACAGTGACACAAACCCCAACTCAAACCATAACCCCTACTATTTCATTAACACCAACTAAAACTGTAACACCAACAATAACTGCGACTATTTCATTAACACCAACTAAAACTGTAACACCAACAATTTCATTAACACCAACTAATACTATTACCCCAACAATAACTCCTACAAATACGATTACGCCTACTCAGACTATTACACCTACAAATACTATTACACCAACTCAGACTATTACACCAACTCAAACTGTAACACCATCAATAACACCTACAATATCATTATCACCTAGAAATACCTCAACGCCTACTCAAACTATTACTCCAACCGTTACTCCGACAATTTCGTTAACACCAACGATTTCGTTAACGCCAACACAAACCCCAACTAAAACTACGACCCCTACAATTTCGTTAACACCAACACAAACTCCGACTAAAACTACAACCCCTACAATTTCATTAACCCCGACACAAACTATAACGCCAACAGTTACCCCTACAATTTCACTAACTCCAACTATTTCATTAACTCCGACAAGAACAATTACACCAACTGTAACCCCAACTATTTCATTAACTCCAACTAATACAAATACTCCAACAATAACACCTGCTCGTACATCAACCCCAACTCAAACAATTACCCCAACAAATACTTTAACACCTACTAATACAGGTACTCCTGGTGTTTCTGTAACTCCTACAATTTCATTAACTCCAACACAAACTATAACACCGACAGTTACTCCTACAATTTCATTAACTCCAACACAAACTATAACACCGACAGTTACCCCTACAATTTCATTAACTCCAACACAAACTATAACACCGACAGTTACCCCTACAATTTCATTAAGTCCAACAATATCACTAACACCTACGATTTCATTAACTCCAACCAATACCCCAACTAAAACTGTTACACCAAGTATCACATTGACACCGACAAATACAAATACTCCGACAATGACAATTACACCAACTGTTACACCTACAATTTCATTAACTCCAACTAATACAAATACACCGACTCAAACACCAACTAAAACTACAACACCAACTATCTCATTAACACCTACAATATCCTTAACGCCAACGATTTCGTTAACTCCAACTCAGACTATAACTCAAACAGTAACACCTACGATTTCATTAACTCCAACAATATCCTTAACGCCAACTAACACTCAGACACCAACTAACACGCCTGCACGTACATCAACCCCAACACAAACATTAACTCCAACAGTGACTCCAACAATATCCTTAACGCCAACGATTTCATTAACACCAACAATTTCATTAACCCCTACTCAAACAATAACGCCAACTAATAAATCACACCGACAGTTACACCTACAATTTCATTAACACCAACTAATACGGGAACACCAGGAAATTCTGCAACACCAACACAAACATTAACCCCTACCCAAACTCCGACTAAAACCGTGACACCAACGATTTCATTAACACCGACTCAAACATCTACAGTAACTATTACTCCAACAATTTCATTAACACCAACACAAACTCCGACTAAAACTGTTACACCAACAATATCATTAACTCCAACCCAAACAATTACCCCAACTGTTACACCGACAATTTCATTAACCCCTACAATATCGTTAACTCCAACCCAAACAATTACCCCAACTGTTACACCTACAATTTCATTAACTCCAACTAATACAAATACACCGACTCAAACACCAACTAAAACTACAACACCAACTATCTCATTAACACCTACAATATCCTTAACCCCAACTAGAACTATTACGCCTACAATATCGTTAACACCGACTCAAACACCAACTAAAACTACAACACCTACAATTTCGTTAACTCCAACGATTTCATTAACTCCTACAATTTCGTTAACTCCAACGATTTCATTAACTCCAACTATAACCCCAACACCAACTATAACTCAAACACCAACAAAAACAGTAACACCAAGTGTTAGTAATAAACCTACTGACACACCTGCGGTAACTCCTACAATTTCGTTAACACCAACCATAACACCAACAAAAACTGTTACTCCGACCATAACACCAACAAAAACTGTTACTCCGACCATAACACCAACAAAAACTGTTACTCCGACCATAACACCAACTCCAAGTGCAACATGTCTTACTTATCGTTTAACGGCGGGTAAAACTAATGCCACTTTCACATTCACACCTTGTTGTGGGGAACCAACAACATCACCTGTAACACTTGTAAGTACTGATAGTATTGACGTTTGCTCAACAACATTACCAACAACTGCAAATCCTGGAGCAACGATAGTTGGACTGAATACCCCATGTACATTATGTAATGATGCGATAGTGGCGATTAATTATAGAACGTCTAATAGTGGAACAACCACAAGCCAAACAGGAACTTTAAGTTACACATTAAATGGGGGGTCACCTATAGTGATAAGTTCAATACTACGGTCAAATTTAGGGACAAATTATGTTGGTTTTACTCCTATTACATGTAATTATGGTGACGTTTTAGTATTTAATTTTTCAGCAAATGTTGGTGGGGATAATTCATGGGGTGTTGGTAACTTAGGACCATATAATAATATTGGATGTTTTACGGCAAACGATTACACCTATACCGTGACATCAACAGGTCTTACTAATCTATACTTCAACATTACTTCCCAAAATACCATATGGGGGGCAACTTGTTAATTTAAGTAATCTATTTATTTTAAACGAAAACAAATTACTTTTTTCATAAAAAAAGAAGTATGAGAATATTTGTGCAAATCGCATCCTACAGGGACCCCCAATTATTACCGACAATAAAAAATATGTTTGAAAATGCTAAGAAACCTAAAAATTTGGTTTTAAGTATTTGTAGACAATATCATCCTGAAGATGGTTTTGATAATCTTGATGAATACAGAGATGATGATAGATTTAGAATTATTGATATTTTATATTCGGAATCAAAAGGAGTATGTTGGGCAAGAAATTTAACACAACAACAATATCAAGGTGAGGAATACACTTTACAGATTGACTCTCATATGAGATTTGAAAAGAATTGGGACGATACCCTAATAAAAATGATTAAACAACTTCAAAAGAAAGGATTTGAGAAACCATTATTAACAGGTTATGTTTCTTCTTTTGACCCCGATAATGACCCGCAAGGAAGAATCCAAGAACCATGGAGAATGGTATTTGATAGATTTATTCCTGAAGGTGCGGTTTTCTTTTTACCTGAAACAATACCAGGGTGGAAAGAAATGAAAGAACCTGTAACCGCAAGATTTTATTCTGCTCACTTCGCGTTTACAATAGGTAAATTCAGTGAAGAGGTTCAACACGACCCTGAATTTTATTTTCATGGTGAAGAAATTTCAATTGCCGCAAGAGCTTACACTCATGGGTATGATTTATTCCACCCACATAAAGTAGTGATTTGGCACGAATATACTCGTAAAGGTAGGACCAAGCAATGGGATGATGATAAAGAATGGGTTAAGAAAAATGATGTGTCTCATGCCAAAAATAGACAACTATTCGGAATGGATGATGAGGAAGTTACATTAGAATTTGGTAAATACGGTTTTGGAACTGAAAGAACATTAAAAGAATATGAAATTTATTCAGGGTTGAGGTTTTCAAGAAGAGCGGTTCAACAATATACTTTAGATAAATTATACCCACCAAACCCTCAGGTTTTTGATACTGAAGAAGAATGGGAAAATAGTTTTGCGAGTATCTTTAAACATTGTATCGATGTTGGATTTTACCAAGTCCCTGAAAAAGATTATGAGTTTTGGGTAGTAGCGTTCCATGACGAAAATGACGAAACCATTTTTAGAAAAGATGCTGACATACATGAGATTAATCGAATGATGACAGACCCTGATGGGTATTGTAAAGTATGGAGAGATTTCCAAACAACACATAAACCAAAATATTGGGTAATATGGCCTTATAGTACATCAAAAGGTTGGTGTGAAAGATTAACAGGAAATTTATAATTATATGAACACATTTAATTTACCAGAGTTAGAAACTCTAATTTACGAAAAAACAAATAGTTTTATTATCATTGGGGCCTTTGATGGGGAAAGTCATGATAATTTTTTTACTAAAATACAAGAAAAACCAAATAAAAATAACAATACGATAATTTTTGTAGAGCCCGTAGAAAAGTACTACAACGAGTTAACAAAAAAAGTTAGTTCATTGGTTAATTATAACGTTATATGTGAGAACACGGCAATTTCAGATAAAGTTGAGTCTATTGAAATGGTTTCTGTTAAACCTAATTTATTGGATAAATACGGTTGGTATATAGAAGGGTGTGCGTGTGTTGTTGAGAACAATACCCCGTTAAATATCTACATGAAAGAGGTAGAGGAAATCGACATTGATAGAGAAGAAATTACAACTATTACGTTTAATGATTTATTATTTAAACATGGTTTACCTACCATCGATTTTTTACAAATTGATACTGAAGGTTATGATGAAAGAATTTTAAATACCATTAATTTTGAATCATTGAACATCAAATTTATAAAATTTGAAAGACATTATTTAAGTGAAGGATTCATCGAGGTCTTTATAAATAAATTAGAGGTACTTGATTATTCATATTATTGGGACAATGATAATTACTACTTTGTTAAAAATTCAATTATTAATGGCTAATATATCTTTTTACGGTTCACATAACTCTTCCGTTGTTGTTGAGAACAATGGTAAAATATTAACGGTTATTGAAGTTGAGCGTTTTTTAAACGTTAAAAATGCGGGGTATGGACAATATCTAACTTCCAATACAAGATTCTTTTTAATAAATGAAATTTTAAAATATATTAAGAACGAATATGGTATAAGTGAATTTGAAACTTGTTACTACTCTAATACAGATACAATTGAAGGCCCTACTAAGGTTCATTATGAAAAAATGATACCCGCTAAAAATTATGTAAATGTTTTACACCATCTGTCTCACGCGGCTTGTGCGTTTTACCAATCAAAATATAATGAAGGGTTAATTGTTTCATTTGATGGTGGTGGTAGTGATGGGTTTTTTAACATATATCACGCAAAGAATCGAGATGAAATTATTTTAATTGATAAATTTAATATTGATTTAGGGTTTGCATATATGTCATTTGGTGATTACTTAAACGATATAAGACAGGAGCCTGCATTAAACATTGGTAATTTAGTTTATTCAGGTAAAATAATGGGATTATGTTCTTATGGTACAATTAACGAAATGTGGTTACCTTATTTTGAGAAATATTATAGAGCAAAACCTGATGGTTTAAATTATTTAGAATTATTAAATCAATTAGGTGAAGAAACTGGTTTAATATTTAATCGTAATGATAGGTTAACAGGTCAAACATCTTGGGACGTTGCTAAGACTTCACAAATCGCTTTTGAAAATGTTTTTATGGAGATAATAACTCCATTCTTAGAAATGTTTCCTAAATTACCTTTATTATTAACGGGGGGTTGTGCTTTAAATATTTTACTAAATACAAAATTATATCATGAATTAGAAAGAGATGTATTTGTCCCGCCAAATCCAAATGACTGTGGGATGGCTTCAGGTATGATTTTATTACATATGAAACCTAAAGAGGTTATTGATTTAACGTATTCAGGGATTCCAATTTTAGATAAAAATACATTAATGATGATTTCCGAAAATCAATATAATACCACCCCAATAGATACCGACACAGTTGTTAATGATTTAGTTTCAGGTAAAATTATTGGTGTTGTTAGAGGAAACTCGGAGCATGGACCAAGAGCTTTGGGGAATAGAAGTATAATTTGTGACCCATCTCACCCTGATATGAAAGACATACTAAATACCAAAGTTAAAAATAGAGAGTGGTATCGACCATTCGCACCTGTTTGTAGATTAGAAGATGTTTCTAAATACTTTAAATTTAGTGGTGAAAGTAGATGGATGAGTTTTTGTCCTGAAGTACGAGAGGAATGGAGGGAAAAATTAACCTCAATAACACATATTGATGGGACCGCTAGAGTTCAAACAGTAACCAAAGAAGAAAATGAATGGTTATATAATTTAATAACCGAATTTGAAAAGGTTTCAGGAATTGGGGTTCTTCTAAACACATCATTTAACGTTAATGGTAAACCAATATTATCAACCTATAAAGACGCGTTACATGTATTTAAAACCACACAAATGGATAAACTAATATTGGAAGATTATTACATAATTAACAAATGAAAAATACAAAACTAGTTACATCGTTTTACACCGAAATAGACGGACACCCATTTTACGGACATGCCGAGCAATCAAGACACGAAAGATATTTACATTCTATGAGAGTTCTAAATAACATGGGGATTGAGATTGTCTGTTATTGCAATGATACTCAATTAGAGTTATTAACAGAGTATGTAAGTGAATTCAATCTAAATAACATTACATTAAAAGTTTCTAATTTATCTGATTCACTATTTGCTAGTCGAATGAAAGATATTAAAGAAAAAACTAATAATTTTAAATTTTATCATGAAGTTGATTGGAACAAACTTTTTTTATTAGAAAAGGAATATGATGAAAGTTATGACTATCTGTATTGGATTGATGCTGGGTTATCTCACCATGGAATATTTCCTAAAAAATATAATCCGAATTCTCATTTGGCAACAGGGATGTCAAGTGACTTTAACACATATTCATTTACAAATCTGTTTACTAAGGAATTATTCGGAGGAATAAATAACTTTGTCGGAGACAAATTACTTAGTTTAGACAATGAATTAAAATTCCATAACATTTACGAACTAAATGAAGTTCTTGAGGGTAATTTTACATTTGATTCATTATCCGTTGGGGGAATAATCGGAGGTCATGTGAGTAAGATTAAATGGTTAATTGATAAGTTTAATTTAATGGGTGAGAAGTCGTTAAGTAAAAATGTAATTTTAAATCACGAAGCAATAATTTCATTTATCAAGGAAGAAACCCCTGAGAATTTCGAAAGATTTATTTTCCAAACATGGTATCATGAAGATACTGAAGGTATGGATGATTATATAATAAAAGAACAAATACACTTTAGTCATTTTTTTGATATGATTAATGAAAAACATATAACAAATAATTAACATGGATAATTTTTTTGATAAGTCATTACATTTTTTAGGGAAAACTAACAATACCATAACCGCATTAAACATTGGGTCAATGGACGGTGTGATGTTCGATGAAATGATTGGGTATACTCAAATGTATAATTTTAAAGTTCTATATGTTGAACCAATACCTTATTTATTTGACAGATTAAAAAGTAATATTGGTGACGGAGGGTTATTTGAAAATAGTGCAATATCTGACTACGATGGTGAGATTGAGATGATGACAATTGATAGAGAAGTTATTGATAGTGGTTTAGTTCACAGTTGTTTTTATGGTATGAGTGCCGTTTATCCCCCGAAAAATGGTTTAGGTAGTGAATTTGATAAACCTACCGTTGAGAAGTATGGTAAGTTGGTTAAGGTCCCATGTATCACATTTGATACATTGATGAATAAACATAACTTAAATGATTTTGATATTGTCAAAATTGATGCTGAAGGACACGACTTCAAAATTTTTAAACAGATTGACTTAAAAAAATACACCCCAAAAGTGGTAAGGTTAGAATGGATTAATTTATCTGAACAAGAACAGTCAGAAATAATTGAAATCTTTAATTCTAACAATTTTATTTATGAGATATCAGGTCAAGATATTGTTGGTTTACCAAAAGATTTTTATGATGAAATAAATTCATTGACATCACCTAAAAATATAAAACAAAATACAGGGGTCACTTTAGTTACAGGTTTATGGGATTTGGGTAGAGGTGAACTAACTGAAGGATGGTCAAGGTCATATGAAAATCATTATTTAACTAAATTTAGTGAACTATTAAAGACAGAAAATAACCTCATCATTTTTGGGGATTCTGAATTAGAAGAATTTGTGTGGGAAAGAAGAGAAGCGTCTAATACCCAATTTATTAACAGAAATTTAGGATGGTTCAAAAATAATGAATTTTATGAAAATATCCAAACAATTAGACTAAACTCTGATTGGTATAATAGGGTGGGTTGGTTAAAAGAATCGGCACAAGCAAGATTAGAATTCTATAACCCACTCGTCATGTGTAAAATGTTTTTATTACATGATGCAAAAATCTTAGATAAATTCAATTCGGATTACATGTTTTGGATTGATGCTGGATTAACCAATACTGTTAATTCAGGTTATTTTACACATGATAAAGTTATTGATAAGCTGCCTAACCTTATTAATAAGTTTACATTTATTACATTCCCTTATGAAACAACTTCTGAAATACATGGGTTTGAGTTTAATAAAATATGTGAGTTTGCGGGTGACAAAGTTAATAAAGTTGCAAGAGGAGGGTTCTTTGGTGGACCTAAAAATACTATAACAGAAACTAACAATTTATATTACCAATTATTAAACACAACATTATCAAGTGGATATATGGGAACTGAAGAAAGTATCTTTAGTATTATGATATACAAATACCCTATGTTATTTGATTATTCGGAAATTGAGGGTAATGGTTTAGTTTGGTTATTTTTTGAAAAACTTAAAAATGGTAAGATAAATCTTAAAAATGAATTAAGTGGTGATGAGGTTATTCGAATTAAAGATATGACTAAAGTAGGATTATATGTTATAGGGTTTAATAGTCCAAAACAATTTGAGACTTTATTGTTCTCAATGAAAAAATATGATTCAAATTTTTTAGATAAACCTAAAAAATATCTATTAGATAATTCAACAGACTTATCGACAACTGAAAAATATTTAGAACTTTGTAAGGAACATAATTTTGAACACATTAAAAAAGATAACTTAGGAATTTGTGGTGGTAGACAATTTATTGCCGAACACTTTGATAAAACAGATTTAGAATATATGTATTTTTTTGAGGATGATATGTTCTTCTACTCAAAACAAGGTGATGTTTGTAGAAACGGGTTTAACCGATATGTCGATAACCTTTATAGTAAATCACTTTCAATAATTGACAAGGAAAATTTAGATTTTTTAAAGCTAAACTTCAGTGAATTTTATGGTGATAATTCAACTCAATGGAGTTGGTATAATGTACCACAAGTTGTTAGAGAAGAAATATGGCCAAATAATAAAAAACTACCTGTACAAGGATTGGACCCTAATGCCCCAAGAACAAAATTCGAAAGTATTAAATCACATCAAGGGATACCGTATTCAATAGGTGAGGTCTACTATTGTAATTGGCCTCAGATAGTTTCAAAAGAAGGTAATCGTAAAATGTTTTTAGAAACGACATGGGGACATCCGTTTGAACAGACATGGATGAGTCACATATACCAAGAAACAATCAAAGGTAAAATCAAATCAGGTATATTATTATTAACTCCAACAGAACATGATAGATTCGATTTTTACGAGAGTTCGTTAAGAAAAGAAAGTTAATACGTTTATTTTATCGATTTCCAACTATTTATTATTAAAAATAATAGATGGAGTTTTATATCAAAAAAAACGCAACCTTACCTATAATTAAATTACAGGTTGTTAAAGACGGAAGAAGTGAATACAACAATTTTATGAATTTGATTGAGGTATCCGCTTTGTTCTTTTCTATGGTTGATGTTGAGACGGGTATACCAAAAATAACATCTAGACCTGCAGGATTTGTCGAGAAATTATTTGATGAACCAAACGCCGAACCTGAGTATTACATATATTACCAATTTACGAATAGAGATACCAGTAAAGTTGGTAGATATGAAGGACAATTTATGTTAAGAAGTGATGACGGAACTTTAATTTTACCTATCCGTGAAAAACTTTATATTAATGTCCAAGAATCGTTCATTGCGGATGACTTAGAATACGAAACTTGTTATACTTCAGAATTCCCTTGTTGTGTTAATGGACCATTTGTAACTCAAACAACTACAACTCCGTGCCCAAGTTGTCCAACATGTCCCCCACCAACTCCGACACCTTTACCTACAACCACCACCACAACCTCTATATTCTCTACAACAACAACGACTACTCTTTTTATTGGTTAAATTGATTTATTTAAACAACTTCATTATACTTATAACGGTAAGGTAAACCCCATTCTTTATGGGAGCTAATAAACCAACTAAAATAATTTATAATGATAAGTCAAGAAGAAATCAAATCCTTCCTTGAAGGTGGTGACCCAGAAGAGTTCATCGTAGCAATTGAGTTTGACTATGTGTCCAATTGCATTTTTAAAATAAAAGAAATTCCTGGTAAAGGTAAAGAAATTAGAAAAGACACATTCACTCCATTTGCTTGGGTTGGTGATTTACGTGGTTTAAATTTCTATCAATCTTCGAAAGGAGCTCAAAAAGAAGCCATGACTAAACATGGTATCATGATTGAAAAATTAGAAACTGATGGTAATAGTCGGTTAGACCAAGGACTTAACTTTATGGTTAAATCCCTAAAAGGTTATCGAGAATTAATACAATTTTTTAGAGAGGGTGGTGTCGACCCATGGGGTGAAAACACCAAGGACAAAATTCTAATTCTACCACCTGTAGAACAATACCTCATCCAAAAAGAAAAACGACTATTCAAAGGATATGAAGAATATAATGATATCACGAGATTAGGATTCGACTTAGAGACGACCGCGTTAGAACCAAAAGACGGTCGTATATTCATGATTGGAATTAAAACAAATAAAGGTTACAAAAAAGTTATTGAGTGTTCAACACCTGAAGAAGAACGAAGAGGTTTAGTTGAGTTCTTTGAGGTCATTAATGAACTTAAACCAAGTATCATAGGTGGATATAACTCATTCAACTTCGACTGGTATTGGATTTTTGAAAGATGTCGGGCACTGAATTTAGATATTAAAAAGGTTTGTAAAACTCTGAACCCTAAGATTAATATCAAACAAAGTGAGAATATGTTAAAATTAGCCAATGAGGTTGAGAGATATAATCAGGTTGGTATGTGGGGTTATAATATCATCGATATTATCCACTCTGTTAGACGTGCACAAGCAATCAATTCAAGTATTAAATCTGCGGGTTTGAAGTATATTACACAATATATTAACGCCGAAGCTAAAGACCGTGTTTATATTGACCACGATAAAATTGGTTCAATGTATGCTGAAAAAGATGAGTTTTGGTTAAATGTTGAAAACGGTAAATACAAAAAAGCCGATAAACCTGAATTTGACAATTTAGATACCCGTTTTCCTGGAGTTTATATAAAGACAACAGGTGATGATATCGTTGAGAGATATCTTGACGATGACTTAGAGGAAACATTATTGGTAGATGAGGAATTCAACCAAGGAACGTTTCTACTAGCATCCATGATTCCAACAACATACGAGAGAGTTTCTACAATGGGAACCGCAACCTTATGGAAGATGTTGATGTTAGCTTGGTCATACAAATACAAATTAGCAATCCCTAAGAAAAACGAAAAGACAGAATTTGTTGGTGGGTTATCAAGATTACTTAAAGTAGGTTATTCAAGAAATGTATTAAAACTTGACTACTCTTCACTATATCCATCTATTCAGTTAGTTCATGATGTATTCCCTGAATGTGATATCCGAGGTGCGATGAAAGGAATGTTATCTTACTTCCGTAATGCTCGTATCATGTATAAAAACTTGGCGGCCGAGTGGTACGATAAAGATAAAAAGAAATCGTTATCATATGACCGTAAACAGTTACCGATTAAGATTTTCATTAACTCCATGTTCGGGGCGTTATCCGCACCACAAGTATTTGCATGGGGTGATATGTATATGGGGGAACAGATTACATGTACAGGACGACAATATCTTCGTCAGATGATTAAGTTCTTTATGAAGAAAGGTTACACCCCTCTTGTAATGGATACCGATGGTGTCAACTTCTCTAAACCTGAGGGTTGGAAAAATAGACGATACATTGGTAAGGGTCTGAATTGGAAAGTTAAAGAGGGTAAAGAATATACAGGTGATGATGCGGACGTTGCGGAATTTAATGACCTGTTCATGAGAGGTGAAATGGCGTTAGATACTGATGGTACTTGGCCGTCATGTATTAATTTGGCTCGTAAGAACTATGCAGTTATGGAGGCAAGTGGTAAAATTAAATTAACGGGTAATACCATCAAATCTAAAAAACTTCCATTATATATTGAGGACTTCTTAGACAAAGGGGTGAAACAATTACTTGAGGGTAAAGGTCAGGAATTTGTGGAATGGTATTATGAATATATCGATAAGATTTATACTCTACAAATCCCACTTATGAAGATTGCTCAAAGAGCAAAAGTAAAACTATCAATGGAGGATTACATTAAACGCTCAACCCAAAAAACAAAATCAGGTGGTGCGATGAGTATGATGGCACATATGGAACTTGCCGCAAAGAATAAATTAAATGTGAGTTTGGGTGACGTAATCTATTATGTAAATAACGGAACAAAGGCGTCCCAAGGTGATGTACAAAAAGTTAATAAACTTAAAAGAGGTTGGAGTTCGGAACAACTACAATATTATTTTTCAGACCATGGGAAGTACCCTGACGACTCTATGACATCAATGGTTCAGATTAACTGTTATATATTGGACCCATCAGAGATTGAGAATAATCCTGATATGAAAGGTGAATACAATGTTGCAAGAGCAATAACGACTTTCAATAAACGTATCGAACCTTTATTAGTAGTTTTTAAAGAGGAAATTAGAGATGGGTTATTGGTAACAAAACCTGAGGACAGAAGTTTCTTTACTAAAGTTCAGTGTGAATTAATTAATGGCGTTCCTTTTGAGGAAAAAGACCAAGATAAATTAGAAGAGGTATTAGCTCTTTCTGATGGTGAAGTTAGATATTGGGAGAAAAGAGGGATTGACCCTGATTATATATATGAGTTAGCATCTGAAGGGTGGGAAGAGTTTGTTTAATCAAACTTTATCCCATCTGATGAGGTGATTAACCAAGTATCCTCAACAAATTGTAAATGGACACAAGCTCCCTTCTCTAAGTGGAGCTCATCCCATTCATCATCAATTTTATTTACATCAGGTTTGATTAAGGTTTTAGTTAAAGATTTTACAAGAACATAAATATTTTTAGTAGAATCTAAAATAACTTCAGAATTCTCAGGGTCTCTAACCACAATAAAAATCTCCTCACTAAGTCTTTGTTCTTTAGGTTGGGGGATTACTTTGTTGTCCACAACAACTACTGTTGGGTTCATTCTTGTTTGATACCTTACTACATTTTTTCTCGGTGTAAAATTAACTGTTCTCATTATATTACGTATATTTGTCTCGGCATTGCCGTAAACTTCTTTTGTTTGTTCAAATTTTCTGCTAGTAACGCCTCACGTTCCATAACTTTCTCAGGTTTTAATCTTGTAAGACGACCTTCAGCACCGATTAGTTCCTCAATCAATTTAGTTTTTTCGTCTTTAGCTTCAGTTGCTAATGATTGATAATCCATAGTTAATTCACTATCAGGTGTTTTAATATTACCACTAAATTTACCTCTAACTCTTGATAACGTTTCTTTAGCGTACGCAAAGAACCATCTACGAATCCATATTTGTGATGGGTTATTTAAATCAACCCACGAAATTTTTTCAAAAGGGACATCGGAAGGTAATTTAATAATGTCAGGATTATCTTTTAAACACTTGTCTCTGTCAGCACCTTCGACTTCATAATAATGATACCAAACTCTACCTTTTGTCATTGTTCCATTACCAAAATCAAATTTACCACCTGGTGTATTCATTAAATGAATCGCTTTTTTACCGTCAGGTAATGCGGTAATTTTATAAGTCAAATCTCCCGCAATAATACGTCTTTGAATATTGATTTCTTGCATTCTCAATAACATATCAAAAGCGGGCATCATAAAATATCCACCAGCCATACCTGCACCTTGAGCGAGTCCTCCTCCACCACCAAGTCCACCACCTGCACCTAAGGCTCCGAAAGACCAAGGGTCGAACATAATGTTATTTAATGTTGCGGGCGAAAACCATAATAATTCGTTAACTTCTCTACCCGCAGGTATTTCATATGATTGTTGATTTCTAACTAATTGGATATAATCTTTCTTTAATACTGAATCACCCCCTGCTTGTAAACCAACAATTTTGGAGTACGCATAAGTGTATCGTTCTTCATAAGTTAAACTTTTAGTTATAAAGGCTTTAGATAATGATTGAGTATCCAAATTAAGATTATAAAGAGAGGTCCATTGAGATTCAATTAACCAATCTTGTATGTATTGGGAGTAGTCTTCAATAGATAACTCAAGTAACGAGTCTAACATCTCATCTTCAAGTTCAACACTTCTAAGAGGTGCTCCTAGTAGGTGTCGTAATCTTGTGTAAAGTTGACTTCTTTCTGGTTCTGCAATAATTGACATGTTTTGTTTTTCTATATAAATATCAATTTAATGTATAAATTAAATCTTCCTCAGGGAAAACATATGACCCACCAACAATCTTTGTATTTTTATTAGTGAATACTAAGACCTCTTTATTTTTTCTTGCGAATATCATCCAAGAAGTGTGGTATTTTTTAACCTGACCCGTATCTAAAACAATTATTGTTCCTTTATCTTTTTTAATACGACTAAATGGTTTTATCTGAGATGAATTCTCAATACCATCAACTGTTACCTTACAGTCAACACCCCCTAACATATCTTCTTTATTTCCTAACTCACCAATTTGTTCGACATTATCATTACCAAATTCTTTTTTCAAAACTTTAACCGCATAATCTTCGGTTTCCCCTCCCATTCCATGAGTCACTCCTAATGTTGCCATTAGGTTTTGAAAAGTTCCTGATTGAGGATTAAAAATTCTATCTTTATAGTCATTTAATTTCTTAACAAATTTTTTAGTTTCACTAATTTGTTCAAAAGGTTTTAATCCGATTATTTTAATTTCAGGTTCACCTTGGTGTTTCAAAACTTTATTAATATCGGTTAACAAAATACAGAAACAAGTATAATTCGTGTTAAGTTTATTAATCACAGACCTACCAGGACCCTCAAAATCATAAATACCCGACATTTGACCTTCACCATACTCGTTAGCTTCATAAAAATTATCAGGGAAAACAGATTTTAGTATTGCCTCAATACCGTATCTAAAAGTAAACTTAACTTTACTGTTGATGTTAAATACAAAACGAATTGCTTCATTCATTTCTCGACTACATTTTTCAGATTTACCTTCAGAAAGAACACTTCGTAACTCAGTAGTCTCATTCATTTTTTTCTTAACTCGTAAATCAACCAATTCGTTAACAAATTTCCAATTTACACATTTCCAAAAGTTTTTAATGTATTCATCTTTTTTATTACGGTACTTTAAATAATAAGCGTGTTCCCATAGGTCTAACCCTAATACAGGGTATCCACCATTTTCAACAACATTCATTAATGGATTATCTTGATTTGGTGTTGATATAATTTTTAAAGTGTTTTGTTTAGTTAGAACTAACCAAACCCATCCCGAACCAAAACGTTCTTTGGCAACCTCCTCGAATTTAACTTTAAACTTTTGGAAGGTCCCAAAATTCTTTTTAATTAATTCTAAAATCTCACCCGATGGGGTTTGTGTTTTTGGGGATAACATTTTCCAAAACAATGCGTGGTTGAACGCTCCCCCAGCGTTATTCCTTATTATTTTACTAAATTTACCAATTGATTTAATAATCTCTTCTAACTCTAAATCACCATAATCTTTTTTGGATAACGCAGAATTTAATTTCTCAACATAACCTTTATAGTGTTTATTATAATGGTACTCCATTGTTTCAGCATCAATAAATTGTTTTAATGATGAGTAGGCGTAAGGTAACTTTTCAATACCTATTTTTTTCATTTCTGTTAGAAAGAGAGATTGGTTTTCTTTTTTCTCTTCAACGACTAACTGTTCTGTAATTAAGTTAATCTTCTCTTCTATTTTTTTCATATCTATAAATATGAAACTAACTCCGATTATTAATCTTGTTCATCAAGACCTCAATAAAATCCCCCTTATCTTCTATGTTATCACCCATTACAGTGTCAATAATATTTTTCTTATTTGATAACATATCGTATATAATACCTTCTATAGTATTTTCAAAAATTGGGTAGTACACAGAAACGTTTGATTTTTGTCCGTATCGATAAGCCCTATCCTCGGCCTGAGCGTGGTCAGAAGGTACGAAAGATAGGTCATTCATAATAACCGCTTCCGCAGCCGTCAACGTAATTCCAACTCCTGCGGCTTTTAAATTACCGACAAAAACTTTAATTTTGTCATTTTCCTGAAATTGGTCAACGGCATATTGTCTTTGAGGTTTAGTACAAGACCCGTCTAAATAAACGGACTGTTTCCCAAAGTGGGAATGTATCTTTTGTAATGTGTCTGTAAAATTTGTGAAGATAATTACTTTCTTATCTTGGTCAATGATATTCTGAGCTAGCTCAATTGTGTTATTTATTTTTTCTTCAGCAATGACTTGTCTAACTTTCATTAGTTTAGAAAATTGCACGGTTAATGATGAGGACTCTTCGGTTCTATTATTATACCAATCATAATATTCCCCCATCAGACCTTCATACAATTTTGATTTCAACCTTAAATAAACAGGTGAAATAATTTTATCAGGTAAATCCAACACTTCAGTTTTTAATCTTCTTAAAACTTGACGAGAGGTTCTATCTCTTAATTCTTCTAAATTTGAAGCCCCTGAAGTATTCCATATCTTTCTATTACCCGCTTTAAATTGATATCCTTGACAATAACGAATCGCGTAAGCCATCCAATTTTGAGCAACAGGACTTTCAATTAAGTTTAACAAATTGTAATAATTCATTGGTCGGGAAGTCATTGGTGTCCCCGTCAATAACCATAGTTTATCAGTTCGTTTAACAAAATGATTAACTAATTTAGTTCTTTGAGCCTGACCATTTTGGACATAATGTGCCTCATCAATAATAATCAAGTCAGGATTGAATTGATAGATTAATGTTTCCTCATTCTTTTTAAGTTCATAAAAATTTTTGAGGATATCGTAATTAACAATTACAAAATCGTGGTCAAGAGAAAAGTTTTTACCCTCAGCAATATAAACACTTCTATCGGAGTAATTTTCAATTTCACGTTGCCAGTTAATCTTTAAAGACGCGGGACAAATAATCATTATTCGTTTTGCACCTGTCTCTAATGCCGCAATAATTGTTGAGGTGGTTTTACCCAAACCCATATCATCGGCTAAAATAAATCTTTTAGACCCCGCTAATTTCTCAATCGCATCTTTTTGGTGATTGAGTGGTGGTCGATGGTCGTACTTTGAATAATCAATCTCAACCTTCTCAACTTTGTGGGTTTTTAATAACGCACCTTTAGGTAACCAAAATTCATGGATGACCTCTTTCTCAAAAACCTTACCCCAAATATGATATGATTTTTCTTTTTCCGCTAATAACTTCTCCACCCAAATTTCTTTAGGTATTTCAGTGTATAATTTTTCATCAGCAATTTTCTTTGCAAAATATGGGTCTAACTCAACCCATTTTTTAGCGACCTTAGGATTCTTGTCGTGAAAATTTATAATATATTCTGATTGTGCTCTTGTAGGGTAAAATTTCTTATTGGTTTCTTTTTGATATTTTAACTTTAGGATATAATTATTCCCACCTGAATAAGTATCAAGTATTAACAAGGCGTTTTGTTCTATCACATTTATTGTACTTCCTGTAATCAAAGATTTACGTTTTAATTAAAAATAAGTATTAAGTGGATATTTATCAATATGTCAGAAAATAAAGTTCCAATTACAAGAATAGGTAAGTTCTTCGGTGCCGAAGATTACGACCTTGATATTTCCATGGGTGAAGAGTGGTTGTACGGTGATATGAACTTTACCTTGGTATTATATCGTGTTGATAGAATGAAAACAAAAACTGATGATGTTTACGGGGAAACTGTTACGGATGGAATCAAATTTTTACCCCCAATTGAATTCAAGGGACATGTTCAAATCATGGCACCTGAGAATAAAAACTTGGGTAATTCTAAGATTGAACAATTTGAACCTGGTAACTTAAAAGTATCGGTATATCAAAAACAGTTAGATGAATTGGGTGTAGACATTAATTTTGGTGACTACATTGGATATTACGAAACTGAGGACAGAGTTAGATACTACACAGTTAATAATGACGGAAGGGTTATTTCCGATAACAAACACACATATGCAGGTTATAGACCTTTCTATAGAACTATTATTGCATCTGCGGTTGTGAATAATGAATTTAGAG